CAAATACAGAAACAGTTCAGGCAGCGGTTGACTCAGCAAATGCAACTATTGCACAATTAAACTCAAGCCTTACTCCAGTAGTTGCTCAAAATACTACAAACACATCTAATATAAATGCTATTAATACAACATCTTTAACTAATACCGTAAACTCAGCGGTATCAACAAAGACTTCTTTACAGTCAACATTAAACACTAAAGCAGGACAACTTGTCTCTGCTATTAATAACAACATTCCAACACCTGCCCCAATAATATCTCAAGCAGTAGTAGATGGATCAACAGTAACTGTTATGCCAGAATTACCATCTGGATATACACCAAACACATGGTTCTATCAAGTAGTAACTGAAGATGAAAATGCAGAAAATCCATATGAAGGACAAACATTAAACACAGACGGAGCGCCAGAATTTATTCAATTAACTGGATTAACAGAAGGTGCTTCATATACAATTAGAATTGCAAACTGGTCTGGTCCAGTAAGTCAGTATGTTGAAACTATTATTACAATTCCACAAGAAGAAATAATTAGTGTGCCGTCACAGCCATCTTACATAACACCAATAGAGCCAATCATTGATGAACCTGTTATACAAGAACCAATCATTGATGAACCTATTATAGAAGAACCAATTATTGATGAACCTGTTATAGAAGAACCAATTATTGATGAACCTGTTATAGAAGAACCTATTATTGAGGAACCTATTATTGAAGAGCCATCTAACGAAGAAATTTCTGTTAGCGAAGAAGCAGAAATTGTATTTGAAGAAAGCGAAGCCTCTATTGAAGACATATCCGAAAGCGGTGCAAACCTTTCCGTAGAAGATGTTCAAGAAATTATTACTGATTTAATTAGCGATAGCGATTTAGATGCATTTGAAGTTTCTGCAGTGCTAGAAGCAATTGCTGAAGGCGGAGAGGTGTCTGCAGAAATCGCTGCTGAAGTATCTGAATCTTTATCGGAGGGTGGGCTGACAGAAGCAGAAGCAGAATTTATTACAGAAATGCTTTCTGCAGATGGAGAAATAACAACTGCAGAAGTTGTTAATTTATCTGAAGCCTTATCTGAAGACGGTAAATTTACTTTAGTAGAAAAAGATTTAGTTGCAGATGTACTGGTAACTTCAGCAGAAGGAGCACCTGTAACTGCTGCCAACATAGAAGCAGCGGGACTTGAATATCGTGATCTTCCCCCAACAATTCCAGTAGAGGTAAGAGAAGACGCTAATGGTAATCCAGTAGTTATTCAAGCAGAAGTTGCTTCCGCATTACTTGTTTTAGAAAGCCCAGCAGCAATAGCAAATGCAATTGCTACTTGTTTTAATCCAGAAGAGGCAATTGAAGGTTTAACAGAAGAGCAAAAATGTGAATTAGGCAAAGCACTACTTAACATGGGTGCCGATATGTCTATTCCAGAACGTGAAAAAGCAGAAGATATCGTAGTAGTAACAATAATAGCTGGCCAGATAGTTCTTGGCACAGCATATAGAAGGAAGGTATAATAAGAATATGAAATGGTTAAAAAAATGGAGCCTAGCCGCTCTAAATGAAAACTTTACATTCCTTGGATTTTTTGTAGCCTGGGTAGTATTAGAAGGTAGCGCAAAAACCGTTGTAGGTTATGTAACCCTAGCCTCAGTAGCCTTATGGTTTATGACTATAGGAATTAGAGAAAAGGCTGAAAAAGAAGAATAGTCCTTGTAGTAATAAATTTGCTATAATAGGAATATGAAAAAATTAAAAGCTATTGTTTTATCTAGCCTATTAATGCTATCATTAACAGGTTGTGGATATGATGGGCATTTTAGATACCCCTGTCAAGATCCAGCAAATTGGGAAAAAACAGAATGCAAACCACCAGTCTGTACGGCCAACGGGGCATGTCCAGAAGATTTAGTAAGCCGAGAAGAGATAGAAGGAACACAAAATGGCTAAAGAAAGATTATCGCCTCAAGATTTAGATGCAAGATTAAAGTTTATTCTAGGAATTACTTTAGGATCAATTTTATTTATAACTTCAACAGGCATTATGTATGCTTTAATATTTGTTACACAACCAATCACTGGACAATCCGAAAATGATAAAATGTTCTTTAACGTATTAGGTAGCGTTGCTACATTTATTACTGGAACATTGGCTGGACTTCTTATTGGTTCATCTGGCGCTAAAGATGTTATGGCAGCACAAATTGCAAACAAAGAAATTGATGCAAAAAATACACAAGCAGATAAAAAATTAGAAGCTGAAATTGATGATGCAAAGTCACGTAGATTGGCTAAACCAGATGGCGCAATGCCAGCAGAGCAACCAGTAGACACTAGCTGGGACAAATAATGTCAGAGCAAGGAACTGCAGCAAAATTAGTTGAAATTGCAACAGCAGAAATAGGTACCGTAGAAGGTCCTAAAGACAATGAAACTAAATATGGTAAATTTACCAAAGCAGATTTTCAACCTTGGTGTGGATCATTTGTTAATTGGTGTGCAAACGAAGCTGGAGTAAAGATTCCAAATACGGTATATACTCCTGGTGGCGCACAAGCATTTAAGAAAGCAAACTCATGGATTGATGGAGACCTTGCAGATCCAGAGCCAGGAGATATTGCTTATTTTGATTTCCCATCAGACGGTGTTGATAGAATATCACACGTAGGAATAGTTGCAATAGATAACGGTGATGGAACTGTTTGGTGCATTGAAGGTAATACTTCTGGAGATCCTAAAGGAAGCCAAAGAAATGGCGGAGAAGTTTGTAAAAAGCTTCGTGCATATAAAAAAAATAAAAAGAATATAATGGTTTCAATTGTTGGATTTGGAAGACCTAAATTTGGAGCAAGCATTGCTAAAAAATCTGAGCCTGCTGCAAAAACAACTAAAAAGGTAAAAACTTGTTCAGAGTGTGGTCAAGTAGTTAAATAAATGAATACTTATAGAGTAAAATTAGAAGTAGAGGTAGAAGTAGAAGCCTTTGACGAAAATGATGCTCTAGACTATGCAAATGATATATTTGGCGTAGATGACGAAATAAAAAACGTTAAAATAATTAACGTTAAGGAGAAATAATGGCAAAAGAAGGATATAAGCCAACGTCAGGAATGCAATCAGCAGCACGTCGTGCTATTAAATTAAAAGAGCAAGGCAAAGCAAAAGGTGCTGGCACAGCAGTAGGTTGGACTCGTGCAGGACAACTAGCAAGAGGCGAAACTCTAAGTTTATCTACGGTTAAAAGAATGTATTCTTATTTTTCACGCCATGAAGTAGATAAAAAAGGTAAAGACTGGAATAATGCAGAAAGCCCATCTAATGGAAAAATTATGTGGTTAGCATGGGGTGGGGACGCAGGGTTCTCGTGGTCCAGAAAAATAGTTAACAGGGAGAAAACAATGAAAAAGAATTTAGAATTAAATGAAATCGTAGAAGAAATTAAAGATATACTTGATGATGTAGTAAATCCAATTACTAAGGTAATTGAGATTGAAGACGATATAGTAAAGTCAATTGATCCTAAGCTAGAAGATCTTACAGATGAAGAGATTTCAAAGTCTTACGAATCAGATAATGAAGATGAAGATAAATGGAATAATATGGAAAAGGCTTGCTGGTCTGGATATAAGCAGGTCGGAATGAAAGATAAAGGCGGAAAACGAGTACCTAATTGTGTACCAATTAAAAAGTCTTTATTTGGCACAGATGGACCTCAAACATTAATACCTAAAAATAAATAATAAAATCAGTTGACAAGGCCTAAAAGATCCCTGTATAATAGTATACAGGGATTCGCCTTTTATATTTAAGGAAAAATGTTACATTTAAATGAACGTGGTGTAGACGTATTTATAAATAAATATAAATCAATTACCAATGATGCATATTGGAACAACTATGATTTAATTATTTGGAAAAAAAATAACAATGCATTTTTTAATATAAAAGGAATATTTAATAAAGCTTGGGGAATGGCAGATAGAGTATCTGTAGATAATAAAGGAATGTGGGTTCTACCTAAACAATATGTCAAATATTTTAAATAATTTAGGGGTAGACAAAGACGATTTAGACTGGTGGCACCTTGCAGTTTGTAGAGGCATGGACACTAACTTATTTTATGATAAATATGAAAATGATCCTAAAATTGCAAAAAATGTTGACGAAGCATGTCTAGCTTGCCCAGTTATATCAATGTGTTATAAATCTGGATCTGATGGCGATGAGTATGGCGTATGGGGCGGAGTTTATTTAAACTCTGGATCGATTGATAAAACTAGAAATTTACATAAGACAACTGATACATGGAAAAGATTGAAAAAGAAAAATGTTTATTGATAAAGATAAAAATCATTTTAAACATGGGATTAATCAATGGACTGGGGAACCCAACAAGCCAGTATTTTATACACCAGAAATGTCAAAAGCAATAAGAGGAATTACCAAACCAGCAAACAACTTACAAATGGATATAGTAAAGTATCCAGAATTTTTAGCAATAAGATTATATGAAAACAACTTTGTACAATTTGAAGGCGTTAAAAAAGAAATGGTCATAGATTATGTAGCAAAAGTAAAAAAGCTACTTGAGTCATATGGAGTAAGATGTGAGCTGGAAGGAGTGCCTAGTGAAAGAATACTACGATAGAGTATTAATTGTATTTATTCATGATCTAGGAGTTTATGGAACTACAGAAAAACTAGGAGCATTTGCCTCTATAGTAAAATATAAAAAAGATGAAATGGAGTACGAAGAAATGATAGATAATTCAGAATTTTCAATTATGGATGAAATTGTATTTTCACATGTAGAAGAGGAATATAATGGATAAGGTTCTTTGCTATTCTTGTAACAAAACTAAAAATAAGTTAAATCTTAAAAAGTCTACATTGCTTCCAATAAATTTATTTATGTGTGATGGATGTATAGAATTAAAATTTGAACCAAGATGGCTAGTAATCATTACTGGTAGACAAAACGGGCCAGAAAGCGTTAGAGAGTTTGTTTTAAAAAAGAAATATGTTGGAGATGAAATTTCTGCTTCTGAGTTATTAATTTAGTATACATTCTACGGTATAATATGATATATAATGAATCTGGATCTGAACTCTATAATTATTGCAATATCTGCTGCGATATTGTCTGGCATGGGGACGGCAATTATTGCTGGTCTGAACGAAAATAAAAGAGAAAAAAATAGAAAACAAGAGCGTGAGCAGGACCATTTAAAGTTAGAAGTAAAAGATTTAAAAATTGAATTATATCAAATAGAAAAAGAATTAACTGAGTGGAAAGATAAATATTATGAGGCCATTCAGGAATTAATTTTAATTAAATCTGAGCTAGAAGATGCCTTAAGAAGCCTTTCAGAAATAGACTCAAATGAGGTTTTGGACAGATAATTTTTAATTTAGTATACTAGTCTGTATGACAGCAGTGGTAGCCCTTATTCATGAAAATAAAGTCCTTCTAGGAGGAGATTCTGCTGCATCTGATGATAAAACAGGATTAATTTTTTCACGCACAGATCCAAAAGTTTTTAGAGTAGGTCAGTTTGGAATTGCATTTGTTGATAGTTTTAGAATGGGACAAATTCTTCAATATAACTGGACGCCACCAATTTACAAACCAACAGCAGGATTTAAAAATTTAGAAAAATTTATGCGTACCAAGTTTGTTGAATCAATTAAAGAAACATTTAAAGAACAGGGATATGGTAATCAAACCGCAGGATCTACAGAAGATGGCGATGAAGGCGGAGTTTTCTTAATAGCAGTTCAAGGTGCAGGTAGAATATTTACTATGGATAGTGATTTCCATATAGGTGAAGCAGACATTCAATACATGGCAGAAGGTGCTGGGCAAGAATTAGCTTTAGGATCACTATACTCAACATCATCTATTAAAACACCCCGTAAACGGGTCAGGATGGCTCTAGAAGCGGCTGCAAAATTTAACATGGCAGTTAGAGCACCATTTACAATAATTGAAATTTAGAGTATAATTAAATATATGGACATTAATAATCTTAAGCCAGAAAATTATAACATGGCTATGGATTTAAGAGGAACACCAACTCATGTTTGTCCTTGTGGATGCTTTATATGGAATCTAAAAGTAATCTTTGAAGATTTTGATATTGCAACATATTTTTTAGATATGGAATGTGCAAACTGTGGTAGTTTAGCAACGGCTCCCACCCCAACAGACAGGTAAAAAATGAGAAAATCAGAAAGATTACGATTGTTAGAAATGCAAATAATCAAACTAGAGTTTGAGATAGATTTATTAAACAACATGCTTGCCGCATTATTAGAGGCAAACAATTTACCACAACCTCAATTAGACGCTGGTAAATGGTACCAGAGACGGATAGATAGAAACTCTTGACAGATTTGGGTATGTTTTAGTAAAATGTACCTATGAATAAAAAACTAATAACTGCAATATCAATACTATCACTAACACTATCTACTACATTTATTGCTGTAGAGGCGAAAGCTAATCAAGTACCCTCAACAATAGCAATTCTGGACACTGCATTAGACACTTCTCTACCAATTTTTAAAGATAAAATTGTATATGAAGTTTGTGTTTTAGAATTGGCCTCATGTCCAAATGGACAAAAGTTTATGGAAGGTCCAGGATCTACTGTACTTCCATTTGATATTATTTCTAAAAATGGTTTTGATCACGGAACACAAATGGCATCAGTTGCAGTAGCAACTAATCCAAATATTAAAATTGTTTTTGTAAGAATTATTGGAAACAATCCATCTGGCTCAAGACAATCAACTGGCGAAACTGGTGTTTCTTTAGCATTAAAATGGGTATTAGATAATAAATCTCGTTTTAATATACAGAGCGTTGCAATGTCTCAATCAAATCATGCAATACTAACAACATTAACAGACTATTGCCCTACAACACCAATGTTGCGTGGAGTAATATCTTCATTAGTTTCTTCAGGCACACCAGTGTTTTTTCCAGCAGGAAACAACAGAGACCTTTCAAGGTTATCTTGGCCAGCATGTATTAACGATTCAATATCAGTTGGAATGGCAGACCAGTATGAGCAAATAGATAACTTTTCTAACTTTGATAAAGATAGATTAGACTTTTATGCTCTTGGAAATATGAAAGTTGCGGTTCCAGGAGGTTCTGTAAAAAATGCAGCAGGGTCATCAATTTCTACGCAAGTTGCTGCTGCTACATGGGCTGGAATTAAAAGTTCAAATCCTTCTTTAACTTATCAACAAGTTTTAGATATGCTAAATAATGCTTCAAAGCCAATCCGTGGTGCTAGGGGGCAATATGGTAAACTTATCTCTAGTGCCCCTATTGAAATTGCACCAAGTGCTCCAATAGTAACAAAACCAGTCGCTCCAGTAACTAAAACTGCAGAGCAATTGGCTGCCGAAGCAAAGGCTGCTCTTACAATTGAGGCTAACAAAGCAATTTCAGAGGCGGAAGCAAGATACCAAGCTGAAGTTAAACTGGCTGCAGATAAACTGGCTGCAATTAAATTGGAGTGGGCTAAAAAAATAAATGGCTAACATGACAGTGCTAGAAGAAATAATTAAAGAAATCGGTGAGGAGTTGTACCAGAAATGGTACAACGCCCTTGCAATAGAAGACAGAACAGAAGAATCTTCTAAGGCTATGTCTATAAATGCTGGAGAAACAACATTTTGGGTAGTTCAAACATTTATGAATAAATTTAATGCAGCAGCAGAGGAACTAAAAGACAAATAATGCTAGAAATAAATGACGAAAATTTTGATAAAATATTAACTCTTCATAATGTTTTAGTTGTTGATTTTTGGGCAACATGGTGTAGGCCATGTAAAATGTTTTCTCCTATTTTAGAGGAAATTTCTAAAGAAAATAATATTTGGATTGCCAAAATAGATGTAGATCAAAATCCAATACAGGCTTCAAAATACAACATAACCTCAGTTCCAACAACAATTATATTTGAAAATGGTAAAGAGGTTAAAAAAATACTTGGCGCAAAACCTAAACATCAAATGATTGAGGAGTTAAGTAAATGGCTATAGATTTTTTAGATGTTCAATCTTGGTATGAGTATGGTCGTGAAAAAAATTGGGTATCAGAGGTATTTTGCGACACACATGAAGGACCACCACTTTCTGATGAAGAAATGGAAGAATGGGAAGAGGGCGGAGATCCTTGTAGCTTTCATGTAAAACTTTGGGATCAATAAAGACAACAAATTGCTTGGTTAAACGTTTATATATATGGGTGTACACCCAAAATAGAATTCCATTTTGTAAAAAAATGGATAAAAAGGAGAAATAAAAAAATGAAGTCATTAAAAAAGATTGCCGTTGCTTCGGCTGCAGCCCTAGCATTACTAGGCATTCAATCAATTAATGCATCAGCAGCACCGTTAGCAGTAACAGTTGCTGGTTCAGCAAATACTACAACATCTACAGCGCCTGCGACTGCGAACGTTCCAGCCGACAACACAGTAGATTCAGCAGATGCCATTGCTTTAGCAGCAACAGCAGATACTGGAACTGTAGTTACATTTACAGCAACAGGTGGCGTTAAGCTAGTCACAGCTTTAAGCGCAACAAATGCAGTAGTTAGTTCTTCTGCAGGTTCAACGTCGTATTCAGTAACTTCTGCAGGATCTGCAGTAACTGTTTATGCATTCACAACATCAACAGCAACAGGTTCAGTTACAATTGTAAATGGATCTTACTCTACAGTTGTTTTTGTTAAAGGAATTGCAGGTTCTGTATCAAACGTCGGAGTTTCAGTACCAACTTCAGTGGCAGTAGGAACCATTCCAGCAATTACAGTAAGCACAACAGACGTGTTTGGAAACGCAGTTTCTGATACCGTAACAGCAACATTAATTGGTGGAACTTGGGCAGATGGCTCAATTTCTAAACAAATTGTAACATCTACTGCAGCTCAGGTTGCAGCGGATTCTACATTAATTTTAGGATCTAAAAAAGAGAATACTTCAGTTGCAACAATTGGTAATGTAACAATTGCAGTAACTGGTGCGACAACAGCAACAGCAGTCACTGGACTAAAAGTTCCAGTAAAAGCCGTAGTTGCGTCATACACAGTTACCGATTTAAATGGCACAATTGCACAACTTCAATCTCAAATTAGCTCATTGTCAGCAGATTTAAATTCAGCAAAAGCTGACGCTGCTTCAAAACAATTAGTTATTGATTCCGCAACAGCAGCAAAAATTATTGCTGATGCAGCAGTAATTAAGGAAAAGGCTGATTATAATAAATTAGCTACAGCCTGGAATAAGGCATTTCCTAAAAAGAAGGTTGCTTTAAAGAAGTAAATTCTTTAAATAAGGGGCAAGGGAAACCTTGCCCTTTTTTTATTTAAATGGTAGAATATATATGTGGAGTACATTGAAGATCAAATAAGAGAAAAAATATTAAACGAAATTAAATATTTAGAGTTACCATATGAATGGAAACCTAACGAAGTAATTAATTATATATATAATAAATTAAGTAGAGGTAAAATTAATGAATAGTAAAAAAAGAAGTGTTTATAAATCAATTACATGGCCAGCAGTACATATTTTGTTTGTTGGTACATTAGTATATTTATTTGAAAAAGCTATTACTGGCGAAGCACATTGGGAATATGCTGGTTCATTTGCAATAATTTATACAGCATGTGAAATGATTGGCTTTTTCTTACACGAAAGAGCATGGGAAAAATTTGGAAAAAGAGTAAAGTGAGTTTAGTATTAAAGTCAGAAAATCCATTAGTTCATAGTATGTGTGAAAAAAATGATTGTGAAAATAAAGCAACAAGAATTATTAAAGATTTAAATCTTTATAGCTGGGTGTGTGAAGAATGCTATGGAAAATATAGGCCTTGATAAAAAATATAAATAATAAAATTTATATAATTGAGGGATATATATCTAAAAGCACATCAGATTTTTTAACAGAAACATTTAATAGTACTACATCAGATGCACCAGATTACCAGATAAAAGGTGGTCCGTCCTTAAGTCCAGAAAATGGATATACTTTTAAATGTGGTAATCCTATTAAAAGCTACCAAGATGATAATAATTACAATATTGGAATAGACATTTTGACAATGTTATGTAATTCAATGTCAAACACAATTTCAGACTTTTTAGATACAAAAATGGATATTAAAACAATGTTTTATGGGTTAATGCTAGAAGGTTCTGAAATGAAAACGCATACAGATAATTACATTACACCTAATGACCCAGAAAGTATTAGAAAAAATTCAAAAGACGATTGGTCTGGGCTTCTTTATCTTAACGATAATTATGAGGGTGGGCTTTTAGAGTTTCCTCAAGAAAATTTTTCAATAAAACCAAAACCTGGAACCTTTATTTTTTTTAAAGGGGATCATGATTTACCACATCAGGTGTCAAAAATTGAAAAAGGGCATAGAAACGTAATAATATCATTTTTTTGGCCTATAAAATATCGTGGCCTAGATACTGTTTTGGGTTAGTAATTTCTTAAATGCTATAATAAGGGTATAGATGGATTTCTAGACCCATCTAAATACAACAACCTATAGGAGAAATAAAATGTCAGACGGAAAAGATTTAAAAGGATTTAACGAAACAAAGCCAGTAGGATCATCACCATGGTCAACAGAATCATACACAGAGGCACCAAAAGCTGCATTCCCATCAACTGATAAGTCATCACAAGATGGCGCAGGCGTAAACAACGGCGGTAAGTAATAATGTGTTTTGAATGCGGATGTGAATCAGTAGGAAGTACAACTGGAATTGTTCCAGTTACAATTACTGAAGTTTCAAGAGATGGAGAGGCTGGTCTTACATTAAATATGACCGCCACTCCAGCGCAAAGAACATCATTTATCAATGAGTGAAAATGGCACAGGTATGGCGACACCGCCAAACAATGAACCAGCAGGCGCAGTAACTTCTCAAGAAGTTGGTCGTAAAAAACCAAATCAAGGTAAATTTAGATCTGGAATTGCAAATCAAAGATCATTAACAAGAGTTGACCGTAATAAACATGGGATTCGTAGAGAAACCAATATGGGTCCTAAAAAAACTGGTAGACCAAAGAAGGTTTAATAATGTGCACAAGATCAATATCTAGTTCTTCGGATCTAGATATTGATATTTTAAATACTATAGATGATCAAATTGATAAAGCTGAAGGAACAGGATTAATATAGTGATAGAAATTATTCATAAATCAGATATTGTTGAGTATAAAAATGTATTTACAAAAGAAGAATGTGATTATATAATTTCATATTGGAATAGTCTTGATGACTGGATGCTCTCTTGCTTTTATAATATGTATACAATTTCTGGGAAAAAACCCCATACTAAAGAAGGCGGAGAAGCTTTAAATAAATTTAAAATGTTTTCACAAAATTTAGCCGAGAAAGTATTTAATAGGAAATTAAAACAAATTAGTGTAAGCTCTCATATGTGGCAGCCAGGTGCTTTTGCAGCAGATCATGCTGATAATGCTGAACTTGATGGTACTCCAAATGCATGGATTGAAAATAAATTAGTTACAATGATTTATTTAAATGATAATTTTGAAGGTGGGCATTTAACTTTTAGAGATCATAAATTAGCTTTTAGGCCACAGGTTGGAAGTGTTATTGTTTTTGATGTTGGAATAAATAATGTACATGCAGTTACTGAAGTAACTTCTGGAACTAGGTATACAATGATGGCTTCTTATGACTATGCAGATAGCGTTTATAATGTAGATTATAAAAAAATTAAAAATGAAAGTGAACCTTCTAGAAAAAAATTACAAGAAGAATGGGCAGAAGGAATTATAATGCCTAAAAGTGCAGCTACTAGATATGACCCAATAAATTAAAATGTATACAATAAAAACTATAGAGTTTCCTGGATACGAAGAACTTAAAAATAACTTTAATCAATATAAGGATATGTTTTTAAGTGACAGTATTATTGCATTTAGAAATGCAAATATTAATTTTGAAATGCAAACTAAAATAATGCATTTATTTGGAGACAATCTATCCTGGTATCCAAATTCTTCAAATAAAAATCCTTCGGATTATATAGAAACACATCACAAACATATGGACGAAAAAAACGTTTTTGATAAAAATTCTATTATGCTTCAATGGCATCAAGAACATGTTGCTCAAGAACATAACCCTTATGTCAGTGGATTATGGAATATGATTTTATTTAAATGTGAACCAAATACTGGAAAAACATTTTTTGTAGATATGTCTAAATTATTTAATATGTTTAATGATGAAGATAAAGATTTTTTATCAAAATGCCAAATATTAATTAAGAATTATAGGTGGCATGGCAAAAAAGATTATTATTATTATCTTGATGAAAAAGATTCAAAAAATAATAATGATGAGTTGGTTACCTACAGTTTAGTTTCAGAACATTGGATAACTAAAGAAAAAACAATTAGAACATATTTATCTGAAAGTGAGGTTACAAGTCTATATAAATTTAATAATGAAACTCCTACCATTGAAAATATTAATAAATATAAAGAAATATCTAAAAAAATAAATAATGAAATAAATAATAATGAAGATATAAGAATGCAACATATTTGGGAACAAGGTGATCTTTTAGTACCAGATTTATTTAAACTGGCACATGCTGTTAGCGGTGGATTTAATAAAGATCAAAGACAGCTAGACGGAATGTTCGGCACACTAAGTCCTTGGCCAAAAAGAAATTAATACATGCTTGAAGAAAAAATTAGAAAAGCAAAAGTAGAAAAAAGGCCAGTTTTATTTAAAGGGATACTTCCAACTAATTCGGACTGGAACTATATAATGAATTATATAAATAATAAGTTTAATGAGACCCCAGAATACCCAGTTCAAAATGATAGATTTTTTAAAAATAAAAAAGATAAAACTGTTTCAATGTTTAGCAATTCTGACCTTAATTTACAGGCATGGGGAATTAAATTACCAGAATGCAAAAATCTTTCTGATACATTTTCAATAACTAACAAGGTAAATGAATCTTCATTTAAACTTTTAATAGATTTTTTAGGATTTGGAAATTTAAACAATATACATAAAGATAAATCAGAGGTATATTCTTGGACTCTAATTAATTCTGTAGAATATAGAATATATGAAAATAAAAATGAATATCCTTTTGAAGAAACACTAGAGATTGATAATGAACCTTATGAATCTTTTATTATTGAAGCTGGTGACGTTATGTACATGCCTAAAGGAGTTGTTCATCAATCAGTAGTCAATGAGCCTAGAGTATCATTGGTAGCATCTTTTTTATAATATTAATATTTTAAAGCGTAATTTTTATCATTACCTAACCAAATTAACATAGTGTATCTAGTGTCTACTATTTTTTTAATTTCATGGTCATAATTAAGTTCTCCATTTTGAGATGGAAAACAAAAAAGGTCCCCAGAACGAGGTTGATATTTATATTCTAAATAAGGAAAATGAACTTCACCTTCATTAAATACATCATTTAAATAAATAGAGCAGGTATATTTAATATGGGGATTTCTTCCAAAATCGTTATCTCCATGAATTTCTAAAAATGCACCATCCGTTTGTTTTGCCAACCAAAAAGAAGAAGGGTAAAGATCTTCATAACATTGATATTCAGACCTTATCTTCTCGACACATTTTTCAAAATATTTTAATACTAAATTTTTAATTTCTTCAAGTTCATTTAAATTTATTGATGATTCATGATAATTGTCTTTACCAAACATTTTTATAAAGTATTTATTCTCTTGAAAAGATTGAAATTTATTTAAATTATTATCAATATATGTTATTACCTGATTAGACTCTGATTTTTCAATAAATTTATTAAATATTTTTATAGTCATGGTATTATTGTATCATTTATGGTATAATTTTGGTATATGCGTAAATTAATTGACGGTTCTATAGTTAATTCATATAAAGAGCCAACGACTTTAACAGTTAAAACAAAAGCCCCAGAAAAATGGAAGCTTATTGATATGGAAACTGGACAGGAATATGTTGGTTCCCCAAACCTCACTAAATATGGAATGTGGATTAGAGTTAAGGATAAAAATAATTAATAATGAAATATAATCTTGATTTGACTACAATTGAAGGAGATCTTCAATATATTGATAATTTTTTAACACAAGAAGAATTAGATTTTTTTAAACCATACATGGACGACCATGAGGGATGGTATACAACTATGCGTTCTCCATATAAAAATATTTTAAATAAATTTATTTCTGTTGATTTGCCAAGAAGACCAGATGGAAGCACTGGTGTGCCATCCGATGAGCCACCTATATTACATGATGTTTTTCATAGACCAATGGGAATATATGAAAGATTGTTTAAAGTTATGCCTCCAACATATAGGCCGCATAATGCTTTACAAACATTTAAATATTGTACAGATGAAGAAATTTTAAGAGATCTGCATCCAGACCTTAAAAAAGAATATAAAGGTAAAGAGCATGAAATTGATTTTGCTATGTCATTTCACTGTGAGTGGAGCGATGAAAGTACTGTGCCTGAATTTAATAGATCTTTGTCTATTTATTTAAATGATGATTTCGAGGGCGGAATTTTAGATTTTAAATTTAAACCATATAAAATTAAGCCAAAAGCTGGCATGCTAGTTTTGGTTCCAGTAACTCACGAATTTACTCATAGGGTTACTAAAATAACTTCTGGCAACTGGAGACACACTCTTTATGGTGCTTCTTGGAATGGTAAATTTCCTCCTCCAAGCACAGAAGAAACTTGCTAATATCTATTGACTAAATCAATATAAATATTGTATAATAAACACCTACTAGTAGAAAGATAAATAATGAGCGAATCTAAATGCCCATTTACGGGTAATGCTTTAAATAATGAAAAAACATCTAACGAGTATTGGTGGCCTAATCAATTAGACCTATCACCACTAAGAAAACATTCAGAAAAATCTAATCCAATGACAAATGGATTCGATTACGCTAAAGAGTTTAATAGCTTAGACCTTGATGCCCTTAAGAGTGATATTAATACACTCCTTACTACCTCACAAGAATGGTGGCCAGCAGATTACGGAAACTATGGACCATTCTTTATTCGTATGGCATGGCATTCTGCAGGTACGTACAGAACAACAGATGGTCGTGGCGGTGCAGGAGAAGGATTACATAGATTTGCTCCACAAAACTCTTGGCCAGATAATGGTAATTTAGATAAAGCTCGTCGTTTGCTCTGGCCTATTAAGCAAAAGTATGGAAATAAAATTTCATGGGCAGACCTTATGATTCTTGCAGGTAATGTTGCTCTTGAAAATATGGGATTCAAAACATTTGGTTTTGCTGGTGGTCGTGAAGATGTTTGGGAATCAGATGATACATACTGGGGTTCAGAAAAAGAATGGCTTGCAGATAATCGATATAGTAGAGATCGTGAATTAGAAAATCCTCTTGCTGCAGTTCAAATGGGATTAATTTATGTAAACCCAGAAGGTCCTAATGGAAATCCAGATCCAATTCTTTCTGCAAAAGATATTCGTGAAACATTTGCACGTATGGCTATGAATGATGAGGAAACTGTTTCTCTTATTGCAGGTGGACATGCATTTGGTAAAGCACATGGCGCTGGTGATCCATCAAACGTTGGGCCAAATCCTGAAGCTGCACCTATTGAAGAAATGGGTCTTGGTTGGAAAAACTCATTTGGAAAAGGAAACGCAGAAGACACAATTACAAGTGGTATTGAAGGTGCATGGACTGCAACCCCTACTAAGTGGGACAACTCATACCTTAAGTTATTGTTTAAGTATGATTGGACACAAACAAAGTCACCTGCTGGTGCAACACAATGGATTCCAACAGATGAGTCTGCTGCTAATTTAGTTCCAGACGCACACATTAAAGGTAAGTTCCATGCTCCAGTGATGACAACTGCAGACCTCGCATTGAAGTTTGATCCAGAGTACGAAAAGATTTCACGAAGATTCCTTGAAGACTTTGACTACTTCTCAGATCAGTTTGCTCGTGCATGGTTTAAGCTAACTCATAGAGATATGGGTCCAATTGCAAGATACCTTGGCAAAGAAGTTCCTTCTGAAGAATTAATTTGGCAGGACCCAGTTTCATTATCTAATACAAATATTGATATAGACTCTATTAAGAATAAGATTAAGTCTTCTGATATACCTATGTCATACTTTGTAGAAACGGCATGGGCTTCTGCATCTACTTTCCGAAAAACAGATAAGCGTGGCGGAGCAAATGGTGCTCGTATTAAATTAGAACCACAAAACAAGTGGGAAGTAAATAGCAGCAATGCAGTATCAACCGTTATTAATTTCCTAGAATCTATTAAAGAAGAGTCTGGTGCTTCTCTTGCTGATTTAATTGTTTTAGCAGGATGTGCAGCAATTGAAAAAATCTCTAAAGACTTATTAATAGTTCCGTTTACTCCTGGGCGTGGGGACGCAACACAAGAACAAACAGACATAGATTCATTTGCAGTCCTTGAACCAAAATTTGATGGTTTCCGTAACTACACTCATTGGAGCATAACTGTCCCAGAAGAAGTTTTATTAGTAGAAAAAGCTAATCTATTAGGCCTAACCCCAGTAGAATTAGTGCTTTTGTTATCTGGTATGAGAATGTTAAGCAATAATAAACTAGACAATAGTTACTTAATTGAATTACTTTCATATACCAATGCCAATCAAGCAAAAGGTATTCCTGTTGTAGATTTAATCATTGCGTCTAACTCTGAACTTCGTGCAATTGCCGAAGTGTATGCCTCAGATGATGCTAAAGATAAATATATTAAAGACTTTATTTCAGCGTGGGATAAGGTTATGATGTTAGACCGATTTGATACAAGAAAAGGATAAATATGTTTTATTTACTACATTCATCAGCAATTGTCTTGTTAATGCTAGGCTCATATGGACTAGGATATAAACAGGCTACAAGCAGGGTAAAATCAAAGACTAAGTAGTCATATATGATACCAGACCTTAGAAATGAAACTCTTAACCTAATAGATGATTTTATATTAGATCATATAGATGACTTTACAAATGAAGAGCTATATTGGATTATAAATGAATTAGAGTCACTGTCTAATACATTTTATAAAAAGTTTAAGCCACTAATCGATGAAGATATAGAGGCCTTAATTGAAGATATTGAGGAAGAATGATAAGGTATTTTAAACTTAGAAAAGCCATGAAAGAAGTAATTAAAAATAATAATGAATTTTTAATGGCATTGGCAGAGTCTGAAAGAAATGAACAATCATCTAATTTAACATGGGATGAAGACGGTGTATGGAAAGGCTGGACCTATAATAGAGACACAAATAGATACTATTTTGATGACATAGGTAATGAATCTATTACGGGATTATGGGAAAATCAAATTACTCAAGAAGCTAATGAAAGAATTTAAATCTTATTGTAGATATTGTGAACAGGTAGTTGAAGGAAAGACTACTGCAGTAACCGTACTAGAATCTGGCAATTACTTATATATTGGTGAATGTAATGTTTGTCTATATGAGATAAGAAGAATCTCTAGGCCATGAACAAATTAACCTGCCATGGGTGCCAGAAGTCTGCTAAATTATTTTTACATGTTATGGATGATAGTTTTATATACGCCCTATGTAGAAAATGTGTAATAGTTCAATTAGACATAGAGCACTACATGAGAAAGAATAATGAATTGTAGGTATGTCTAAAAGGCATAGAAATAGACCAGAGTGCGGTACAAGATCTGGATACGATTGGCATAGAAGAGATGCTAAAGAACTTGCTTGCTTAGAGTGTCGCAATGCTGAGGCATTGTATTGGCGGGAACAAAGGATAATCAGGGGCGATGTAATAAGACAAAATAACCAAAGAAGACGTTCCAGATACTTTAGAGCTATAGGAAAAAATACCAAGATATCTGTATTTACAGAAAAAGAAATATTAGATTTATATGGGACTAATTGCCACATATGCCACAGACCAATAGATTTAAATGCCCCCAGAGGGGTAGGTAAGCCTGGATGGGAAAATGGACTACATTTAGACCATGTAATACCATTATCTAAGGGTGGAGATAATACTATTGAAAATGTAAAACCATCTCATGGATATTGTAATATAACTAAGAATGCTACAATTATTAGTAAACATAATACATAGTATATTGATCTAAATTAGTCCAAGCAAAAGTGCGGCGAAAAGTAGAAGCCCCCAAGCCAGTACCTGGCCTGACAATATAGTATAATGGATATATGACCTGTAAATGTAATGATGAGCAAAAAACAGGATACGGGTATGATGAATTAAAAGACTTTGATATGGGATATAGAGATCCTAGGCAAAGTAGAATAACTCCATTTAGAGGACCAATTAGATAAGGATGAGCATGGGATTTTTAGACAGATTAGAGGAGTGGCTGGATTTTGAAGAAGAGGTAGATCTGGAGTCAGAATCTTCATGATTAAATTTAGAAGCCCTATATACTGGGAGCATAAGTTCAATGCAACACTGAGTATATTATGCCAAAATTGTGGTGTAAGGTTTAATACAACATTTAAGAAGTATGAGAGAAATAAAAGCTGTCCTAGATGCATGTATAAAGCAGTTGACTAGAATAATATAGATATAGTATAATTACTATATGAACCTACTTACACATCAAGAGCCATATAATCATTTAAATAGATCTATTTTAATCATTGGCATCATATCAGTAATATGCTTAATGGTTTACGTATCCAAAAAAGGGCGGGGCTGATGATAGAACTACTACTAATAGCCATTACATGGTATGCAACTAAGGTATTTTACACAAGAGATATAAAGATCAATATCCCCCAAAGGGAGACAGATTTCATAGATGCTTTATGTGCTAAATGTGCTCAGACCCTTGTGATCCATAAAAAGCATATGAGAACTCCGTTCTACTGTTTGCTCTGTAGATAATAGGATATAATTGATATATGAAGAAATATATGATTGCTGATATGGTTAAATCTGCAAGTGTTGACTACGTAGAATTATGGCGTGAAAAAGGATATCCAGAACAATTCTATTTTAAAATAAAGCCATCTAAGTCTACTTGGCGAAGAAATATGGCGGAGGACCCAGCTGAGGTAGATGCTTACCCTATATATGAATCAATAGGCGAAGATGGAGAGGATACTCCATATTATTATGTAGATGTAAATTGGCCTAAAGGATCGACAAATGCTAAATATATTAAAACATATGAAATGGATATAGATACTATAGAATCTTGGTCAAATGATACTTCAGGCACTTATTTTAATGCCAACATACGTGGCAAAATATAGCCTCATATCCTAGGTTACCCTTACCCTTAAACCCCCCTCAAATAGTCTTATATGCCTTTTTAGAGCCATATCTACTACATATCTATCAAAGTAAATACTATTAATTATAACGTAAATGTTATCGATATATACTCAGATATATATACATGTTATGGGACGTGCCCTCCATAATCCTCCACATAATACCATTTTGCTCCACATGGCATATATTACCCATATTGTCAAGAGCTTTGGACCAAATGTTATATATATGTTGTATAAATGTGTTCCAGGATATATAAACATGTCTCGTAAAGCCATATATTTGCCCACATATTTTGCCATATTTTATATACTTTTTGTTATATTCTATATATGTTTAATAAAATAATTATACATTTATTATATATTTTGAGAGATTTTCAGGGATTTTTTATAGCTCTTCGTAAAGCGAACATTCTGCCCTTACGGATATATAACAAATGGGACATATATATCCAAGATGTACATATAGTACAAATCGGACATACTGTCCCAATATGTTTTGTTATTTAGTTATACGTGTTACGGTTACTGGACCACATAGGGTATTGTATCTATCTTGTTCCGCCGTCTTTCTTGCCTTCTCTATTTTCTTCCATTTACGGAAAGCTGTTAGGGCATGATTCTTATCTCTACCCCGCTTTGTATCCTCCCATTTCTTCGGCTTACGTTGAGAGGACCCCGTAGCTTTGCTCATGCGGTAGGCTCATGCATTTCTATAACCTCAGCAAGGTGGCTAGATAACATCAGAGCCTCAGAGGTAATACCCTCAGCCCAATAGGGTTCAAAGTTGCCAGCCTGATATCTAATAATTTCCTTTATCAACTCCATAAGTCTATCTTGGGTATATAGAGGAAAGTTATTTACAATTATGTTAGCGCATATCATTGGATTAAACCAATGGTTGTCTAACACTTTTGCTAATTGTTCTGCGATTTTTTCTTCATCTGTTTTTTTAGCCATGTCCGCCTTTCATAAAGATTATACCAAAAAGGTTGGAGAAGGTCAACGATTTCGGGGGCTCGTCAACCCTCTCCAATATTTATTGTTTACTTAGTTAGTTTAACTTCTGCAGTAAACTTTACGCCGTTCTTCTCTGCCTCTGACAGAGCTTGCTTAGCAGCACCTGAGAAGCGACCACGCTTGCCCACTGTAATGCCCTTGGTCTTTAGATATTCACGCTTTGTTGTCATTGTGTTGACCCTTCTAATACTACAGGCTCCGCCTTGAAGCCTGCTTCTTGCGTTCCATATTCAGTTGTGTTATCTGACTGCACGTCGTCAGAATCCTCGTCATCTAGCCAGCCGTCTTCCTCCAGGGCGGCAAGGTAGTCGTTGTCTATCATCCAGTCTTGGATTGCCTCATCAACATACTCTGCCCCATATTCAAGGGTAAATTCAGTTGGCGGGTTATCCCAAAGTTTCTCCCAGATATTATCCAGAGTAATACCTTCAGTAACAACATATTCATTATATTCATTAGGTTCTTTATAAGTATCATATTTGTCTGAGATTACGTCCCAAACCCATAACCATACTAATGGAGCACCAATTGGCATACCCTTTAGAGTATTTATAATTTGGTCTAACTGCATTTTAGTTTGTGGACCTAGATCTTTATTAACCACGTTGTTTAGCCCTTTCGTTGATAGCGAATGATAAATTATACGTCATAACATAGATTTCTGTCAATGCGTCTAGTCGACCTGAAAAATATTTATATTCAGGCATATCCTGTAATTCAGATATGTCTAACAGTTTAGTTTCACATTCATACATTAGATTCTTCATATGTCCATGCATGATGTCTGTACCTGTCTCACCCATGTCTACAAGCTTTTGAAGATGTGTGTCAAGTTTGTCACTCATAGTAATACTCCCGTCATATGAATATCTAACAGATGTCTAACTGCATGTATCTGTCCTTCTATAAATATAATATCTTCAGGACTTTTATCTAATGGGTCCCTATCTTGATTAAGACTAATTAAATATATCTTCATATACTCAACTAAGTAATTATCCGTAGTAAGTGTTTTCATCTATATACCCTTCTGCTAGTAGGCCTTCAAAGAAGTCCCATATGGTTAATAGACCTTGCTTAACATCAGGGTCGGAAGCGGAATCAATAGCAACAGTTAAACTATTACCAAAGTTCTGTATATCCTTATATGTATATCCTAACATTCTATGTAGTATTCCTCTCCAGGTTCTACCTGCCAGTATTCATTAAATTGTTTCTTGACGGATTCATCAGAACACATACTTGCCATTTCATAGTCAGCAATAAACATACCTTCATCTATATGACCAGTTATCCAAGAATCAAATAACTGTTCTTGAATATCTTGTAATACAGCGTCTGATATATGCTTAGGCATATCATCAAACATACTAGGTTTATCATTTTGATATCCCATATATTCCTTTCGCTAGGACCTTAATTATATAACAGACCACTGACATTGTATATAGAATATAGGTGTGTTTCACACCACATGTCCAAGCTTTGAGATTTCAGGGAAATATATTTGACTGTCGTAAACAACATATGCTACCCTCACCCGTGAGCGCAAAAGAGAAGCCCCCGTGTATGGGATCACGGGGACTAAGATAAATGGCTGCTAGGACCTCAACGAAAGGAAAAACCTGCCTTACTTAGCATCTAGAGGAGATGCACCATTTATATAAATAGGCACAAGGCCTATTCAAATTATATCACACTAAACGAGTAATCTTTCCAGCGCATACTTCTCACAGAACGCCGATAGGTCCATGGTAAAAATTGCTTCATTCTTCATACCAAGAACTTTGTTTTCAAGGTTTCGGTGATCGTCTTGCTCATGTAGCGAGAACGTTTGATCTTTCCAGTTGATAACAGCAATCTTATGCTCGTTATCTCCAATTGAATTTACTTGAAGACCCCAGCCTGTTTCCATGTTCCATTGATCTCCGATTAATTGACTGATCGCAATACGTGTAGCATATGATTCATCTGTCCAACGGGGACGGGCAGCAATGACAGCATCCGCCAATTTACCTAACATGTTATATCCAGCCCAATGTCCATACAGACATATAGTGTCGCCTGCTCCGTCTACGAATACGTAGTTTGCTCTATCTCCCATTATATTTCCGCCTTTTCTAGTTGAGGGACTTTTTCTGTTTTATTTAATTCTACTATTTCTAGTGTTACTTTGTCAAGAGCCTGTTTATTCTTGTTTAAATGGTGGCTACAGAAGCTGAGCTCATTTGATGTAAGCCCTCCCACTGTATCTACATCTGACTTATTAACAAATCTAATTATCCATTTAGCCTGAGCTGGACAAGAATCGCATTTAATCCATTCGCTCATAGTTTATTACTTTCAATCATGTCTGATAGTCTGTCTAATAACCATGAATCAATGTCAGCGATATCAATCTCCCGTAACTTCTCAATCATTTCTTCACGGGCAAACTTATAGCCTTCTTGGAATCCATCTTTATAATCAGACATTTAACATCCTATCATATCTATATGCCAATTCGTTATCAGCATATTTACTTTCGACTAAAACCTTAAGTTGGTGCTTAGATATTAATCTAGTTACCTTCTCAATGTTACCAGTTCCTATTTCGAAAGTCAATGTTTCTTTGTTATATGAATCAGGATCTAATCCTCCAACCTCAGCGTCCCATATAGAAAAATGGAACGCCCTGGATGAATCTGCTTTTAATTTATAAAACATTAGTTCCAATCCACATCTGTGTCTTCAATTGACCAATCATTTACTTCAACATCATTGCCATATGATGTTAATGAAAGTTCATCTCCGAGTTTGTAATGAGCGTCAAAGTTATCAATCTCATCAAGTGGGACCTGAACAGTTACTTCAAAGTTAATAGTTCCAGTTACTGTAACTGTCTTTGATAATTCAAAGCCAAACAGTTCTGATATTTGTTGAAGCGCTTCTTCTTTTGTATAATTAGGATTATACAATTCAACTAGAAGTTCCTCTAACTCATTAACTTTAAGTTTAAGGCCATTGTATAAATCATCAGCACGGCGACCTTGTTCAAGGGCCCATTCGATGTCGACTACCTTCTCTGTCGAGTAAGTTGTCTCCCCGTTAAAAATCTTCTTGTAAGTTACAAGTAGATTAGAGTTATACTCATTAGGTACTGCAGGTGTTATTGTTGCTCCATATGTTTCCATTTTATTCCTTTCGTTGGTTGAGAGTATTGTAGCATCTTGCACTGACAATAAGGTGGACCGTATCAAACAGTGTGAAATATTTGTAGCTTCCCCTTTTCGTGTTACCTCAATCAAGGCATCACAATTAGTGCAAAGGTATGTATCCTTAAACCATTTGTCAGTCATACTTTAACCTTATGAACACTGCATTCTGCCATGGCCTGTTCATCTTGCCAAGATCCTTGATTACAAAGTTCACAGAATTCACCGCATCCCTCTTCGCAGTATTCTATTGTATTGTAAGATTGACAGGCATAGCAACGATTTTGATATTCCATTAATTCGTTAACCTCACCACGGACAATCTCGTATTCTCCGCCCCAACCTGTTTCTTCCTCAAATTCAAGGGTTAGTAAAGAGTTAGGAACAAGATTACTTAGTTTAGTTAATATAGTTACAGCAGGTGACCAAGCAGTATTATATTTATATACCAACCAGTTATCATCACCGTCTGATGTGTATTCAAGTAATTCAGTATCAGGATACTCGTCACCGTCTGATACGGCTACATCCCATTTAGTTCCCCAGTTAGTTGTATTCCATGAATACCAATCTTTCTGAGTCATAGCATGCGCTACCTCTTTAGCAAACCAATCAGGTGCACTCGTGTCTGTTCCTAGTCGTGTAGGCTGTTGAACATATTCTTGCATTGTAATACCGTCTTGTAGTGGAGAATGTATATTCCAAAATGCAAAGACAGGATTAGAGTAAGTTGATTCTGTTATTTCCATTTTCATAGTTTCCATATTCCAACTATCGTGCCATACCATAAATGGCTCGTTAAGTTTATCTTTGATAAAATCTATCTCAGACTTTGGACCTTGGATTGTTAATGTGTTATACACCCAGTTAGGCATATTATTCCTTTCGTTGAATAGCGCAATTGTAGCAGAGTCAACTGACATTATCAAGGATTTCAGGGCTTTTTATACACATGCCGTAAAAAAGAAAAATGGCCTTTACGTCTGGGGGCTTGCGATCCATAACGGACTTGAACCGTCGACCTCTACCGTGACAGGGTAGCGCTCTAACCAACTGAGCTAATGGACCTAGATGTGGGGCCCTTTCGGGCCCCAGTTGATTAGGCTAACGCCTTAACCGCTTTGAGAATTTTATTCTTCTCTGCGGTAATGATTGGATCGAAACCACTTGCACCAGCATTTAGCGATTCGGTGTTACCAGTACGGGCGGTACGGTAATAATCTAAACGCTCAGTCAATGCATTAAACGCACCCCAAGCAGTGCCTTTAATTGTGTTATTAGTTGGTGAGTTATGATAAAGGTCATCAATTAAAACAACCTTATTCTCCCACTTCTTTAATGCGCCTTTAACATCTGCTTCAGGCTTTGGGTATAGATTGCGAATCAAATCCGAGAATTGCTTATCGGTAATTGATTGCTTGAATAATTCGTCCGCTTCCTTTTGAAATGCATCTGCGTATGCAAATGTTAATCCCAATGCTTGACGGGCTTGCACAATTCTACCTTCGGCAGTTTGTGTATGACGAATCTTGAATGATTGCTTAGCGCCCTTCATTGCAAGATTAAGAGTGTTTTGGCATACAACACGAACGGGTGTAATTGCTGCTTGAACCGCAACTGAACCGTCGTGAGATGTCCATACAATTAAATATAACTTAGTTTTATCGTTAATACCTTGTGGGTCTAATACGATCTCTCTAGGTATATCTAATGAGCCAAATACAACTTTGCCCTTTTTAATTGAGCCAGCAGATTCCCATTTAGCAGAATCGTTATCTAATACATTATCAGCAAATGCGAATAACTCTTCATTCTGAACAGTTTTGTATCGCTTGCCAACTACTGATAAAACATCAGTGCCTTGGTCAAATGGATTATCACGAATGACAAAGAAATTGTCTGATGTATTTCTCCATGTGTTTGGGATATGATCTGCAACATCTGACAAGCGGACATTCCAGTTATTCAACTTTGCTTCTTCAAGCATTGTTGCGGTAGTTACATTTTCATCTTGAGCGAAAATGCGATTTGCAAGATTATGCCAAGCAGGTGCACCACGCAATGCAAATGCTACTTGACCATCTTGCTCTTCGAGATTATGAGCCATTTTATCCTTTCGTTTGGTTGAATGCTTATTCTAACATACACGACTGACATTGTCTATCTTATTTGACATGAATTTGCGGGGGTTTTCCACAGGGTGCCGTAAGGCTGTGGATAAGTCCCCAGCTATTGAGGGCAGGGGAAATGGGCCAGGGGACTAGGCTGGCCCAAGTTTATTAGATTAAGTTATGAATCTCTTCTGGAAAGAATGCTGCGAATACTTTTTTGTTTTCTTGTGTATCAACAACATATGCTTTAACATTGCCTTGGAATTTTTTTAAATTACTTTTAACTAACTTAGTTAATGCATCACGATTATAACTATTTGCAGACCATAACGTTAGATCATGAGCTTTGTTAGCATCATAGATTTCTACTCTATACCGCATTTGTTTCCTTTTGTAGTAGGGACAACTATTTTAACATAAGGGGCTAGAGTTTGTCTAGCCCCCATTATTATTACAAGTATCTTGCGATAGCGTTGTAGGTGCTTGTGCTTACTGTATCCTCATCGGTCATTTTGAGAATACGGATAGCGTTTTCCATTTCCTCTCTCATCTCATTGTAAGAGTGGCGGTGGATTTCCTCGTAGTCCTTTTCAGGTTCAGCAGGGAAGTCTTTGCTATCGCAAATTAAATCAAAATCTACATTTAGAGTTTTGTTCCAAGCACGATAGTTGGTGCGTAGGTTTTCTGCTTTAGCAATTTTGCTAACTGCCCATGCCCCAATTTCTTTTTGCCATTTTTCCTGAGCCTTACGATACTTTGCTTCGTTTTCGTCTTGCTTCTTAAAGTCAGCCTCTAATTTGGCTAACCTAGTTTCTAAGGCTTTAATAACCTTAGTTGTAGCGATTTTTACGCTGATGGGTTTGCTTCTTGCCATTTGTATTGCCTTTCGTTAGGTGGGTTGGTTTGTTATGCTTTAACGCTTGTCCAGCGGTCTGTTCCATTTACATCAAGCAGAATACGATTAACTCCGCTTGGGTGGTTATCTATTGCTTTGATAACTCCAGTAATACCACTTTGGGTGGTTGTGTATGTTGTTCCGATTTCCATTTGTTTCCTTTCGTTGAGGTTGTATTATAGCACCAGCCACCGACAATTAGTAGTCGGTTTCAGGTAGCCACGCTTGTAGGTGATGAGCCTCTATAATCGCATAGGCAGGGGCTTCAGGTTTGCCTTTCCAATATACGCCTTCAGGCAGTTTGATTAACTGATTAAGTTCATCAGCATAATAAGCATCAATAGCATCAATACATGGTGCTACCATAGATGATGGAACGGGTGGATAATGATTACTTTGTAAGTGGATTAGAATTGCTTGGTCTAAGTCAAAACTCTCCGCTAAGTCCGTTGCTGTGTTGTATCCCATTTGTTTCCTTTCGTTAGATTGGAATTATAGCAGACTTAACTGACATTTTTTAAGACACGCCCATATTTTTCAGGGTGATTTATACCACACCCTTAACGACACGCCCGACCCCGCAGCTATGTGGGCGCCTTTTATCCGCTAAGCCCGTCTTGATCTGTATCAGGTTTAGAATATAGCAAAACAAAAAGAAAAATAATAAATGGAGCAATTATTGCAATTGATAAAATTGCTCCAATTATTTCACCTAACAAAAAATCCATGGGCCCTTATTTCTTAGTAGCAGAAAATCTTATATCTGCTTTACCATAAACACATAAGCCGCATGACACACATGCGCTGCCGCTAGTAGAAATTAGCGGAATGCTTTTATTATTTTCAGGGCATTTAGCGCCAGGTTTACCAATTAATTCTTTCATAGTACTTTCTGTAACGCCGAAAGTTTTACCTAAGTATGCTAATCTAATTTTATTACCAGTCTTACGTAGATCATGCGCTATATCTTTATTCTCATCATCCGTTGAATAATAAAGAGATAAGTTTTCGATACCGTCTAAGATAAGAGCAGCAGACTTAACTCGTGTATACACCCAGAATTGAATATCGGTATTAGTTAAAATAACGTATTGCCATGCACGTGCATAAGTATCATTAAAAAAATCGCCATCCCAGTGGATACGGAACAATAATTTAGCATTTTTCTTTTCACAATCTTTTCTAAAATCATTAATCATATTTTCTAATAAATCCACCATAGTAGGCTCGTCGGCGTCCTTAAGTAAATTCCAATTGTGAATGAGCACGTCTCTAACGCCCTTATATACTTTTTCTAATTTACCCGCATAACATACGCTTTCGCATATGCTAGTAGCGCCAGGGCATGAGAATTCCTTTCCCGCAGGCAGGCCGAAAGTATTAGCAATGGCAGAAGTCTTGCCATTTTTAGATACAAGATTAGTAACCTTGCGATCATTAGATCTTTTTAACATGGGAGCAATTATAGCAGCGGGAACCGACATTACAAATCCCCCATTTCTGCATCGGCCATTCTTGACATAGCCCAATCTTGAGCTAAATCCCGATCATAGACAACGCTACAATCTAAATCAAAATCAAATTCGTCCATTAGTTTACCTTTCGTTGGGTGAATTGATATTATACCTAATACGGCTGACATTTATTTGAAAACACCCAGTTTTTCAGGGTGTTTTTAGTCACACTCTTAACGACACGCCCGACCCCGCAGCCCTGGGGGCGCCGACACGCCCGACTGCGTTGTAAGCTGCGACACGCCCGAAATTATATTAAATCAGATTTTTTATATTTAATTTTGCGTGTGTATTTTTTTTTATTGCGAATAGGTTGCGCCGCATTACTACGGCGCAACTCTTGTATTCGTTTTACTTTATCTAGAATTAAATTGGGGAACATGATAACCGCTTGCTTCATAAAATTTGTTTGCGTCAAATTTAGGATTATCTTTAGCAAACATTAAAGCAAAATCCACAATTACTTTAGAAAATAAAGCAGGGTGAGTTTTATCTGAAATATATTTCATAATTTCAGCAGTAGCAATATAATCTTTACGGGTCATCATTTCTGCGACACCAATCCAATCCGATTAAAGTTTTTAGTATACATTTTGCCATTAGGCATAGATAAATTATATGTTGCTAATTCATCAGCAAAGCCGACATCATAACATTTCGCAAACGCTTCAAACGCTTGTAATGCGTCAGCAAATTGGTATGTGTATTCTAATTTGCCGTCATAGTAAGTATCTAGTCTATACATTAGATACCCCACACATCTTTAACACAATCGCAACTTTCCACATCATAGTTTTTTTCATCGCCCCAAAATATGAAGCCAGCACCGCCACACTCATCGCAAGCGACCCCGATTATTTCTGCTAGATTTCCCATTTATAGTTTTCCTTTCGTTGTTGTTAATGTAATTATAGCCTAAGCCACCGACAAAGTGGGAAGGACACGCCCTAAAGCGCACCCTCATTAAATAACCCGATTTCTAAATCTAGTAATTCATCAGGGGTGGCTTCGGATAAATCTACCCAGCCAGCACCCTCATCATCTAAGCGAAATATTTCTATGTATCCCATTTACTCACCTACCTTAACCGCTATATTTCGGTAAGTATATTTACCAGTATCAGATTTAACCTGAACCAAATATCCTTCAGCATTTTCATAAAAAATATCTGATTTATCTGCTGAGATAATTTCTCCACGCAGAGTTTTTGAGTTATAGATTTTACCAATTAGTAAATCTTGTATTGTGTATAAGTTAGCCATTGTTAGCCACTTCCTTTCGTTTTGTTATATGCCGATATTATACTCTAACCCACCGACAATTTGCATATTACTTGTGAGTAATCCCATATTTTGAGACGCTCAACTTATGTGTTCTTAATCACATTTAGCCTGTGGACGACACGCCCGACACGCCACGACACGCCCGAAAGTTATCCACAGATTTCAGGGCTTTTTTTTAATGTGTCTTAAATCACATTTTGCCCCCACAGCTTTTGTGGGCGCTTCCGCCTTTTGTCAAGGCGACACGCCGTTTAGTCTATGTGACCTTCCTCACGCATATATTCCTCATGCTCAATTAAACCAATAGAGAACGCAATCGGATCGCAACACTCTAAGATTTCGCTGGCGGTGAATGTTGATACTCCGATTTTATAAGTAGGATAAATCTCATCTAACATCTGGCAGAAACTTTCCTTTAATTCTAAATCCTTTTCAAATTGTGATTTCATTTATCTCTCCTAAGTAATACGATAGAATAAACAAAAGCAATAGAGCCAACTAGTAGCCATGTTGGAATATCTATACCGACACCATTAGGCCATAGCCCGTTAATATATAGCGAAAAGTATTCGCTATCTATAAATAATTCTAAGTTCATTATTCGTATTCCTCCCAATCTAGTGTTAAGCCTTTTTCGATTACCTCGTCCATGCTAATCATGTCCTCATCAAATAGACTTTCCTCGTTATGTTTGTCTAACTTTTCGGCCTCATCTAAGTAGGCATAAGCGTCTGCTATGTCCGCTTGAATAGTGTCCCATTTAGTCATCATTAGTTATTCACCTGCTCTATCTTATGTATTAGGTATTCGAATTTTAGCGGAGGGTTTGCCTCGTTTAATTCATTAACTAGAGCGATAATTTCTTTAATGCTCTTAGCGGTTAGTGTGCCTTTTTGTAAAGAGCCTTGCCAAATTGAGTAGGTTAGTTTCATTAGTTATTACCTCCACTAACAATAGCGCCGACAATAGCAATTAGAGTTATCGTGCCTAACACGATAGGCAAAACAATATGAGGATAATCCTCTACCCAATCAAAAAATAACATTAGTTAGCCTCGCTCTCATCTATGTCGAACATTTCAGCAAACACTCTGTTTGCTTGTTGTAAGGCCTCTAGTGCCTCGTTTAGTTTATCCATTTTCTGTCCTTCTTTCGTTAGGTTGTTCATTAAGGTAAGACTATCATTACTGACCGACAATATCAACACGACACGCTTAGAGCGTGGCGTGAGATACCTCACACTCCTCAGAGCAGCGTGGCGTTTCCGCCATGATTAAGGTCATCAGACCTACACGCTCAGACTTAGTAAGTCTAAGACGGCTAACAGTATCGGACTTGATACCGCCATGATTATATTCGAACAAAAGTTCGGTATAGATGTCATTTAATTTATTCATTTTAAGTTATCCTTTCTAAGATACTTTCTTGGAGAGCGGTTATTTGCTAGGCTCACCCTTTTGGGATTATTTGCTAGGCTCACGCTCTAATTCTTTATTTAATTTGTTATACTATAAGCCTAACAGGGGGGACTGACATTTTGCCTATCACAAATCGGACATGTCGGACATTTCAAAATAAATCTTAGAATAATCGTGTGATATACGCCACATATGGTCGCTCTATCTGGACAAATCGGACATTTTAAATACGTGGATCATACAAATAAAATCTCTATTAACATTTTGGTAGATATGAATATTATAGTCGACTAGGATTATATATGGTATATAATATACATATATGAAAATATCTAATCTTGGTCCAAATATTTGGTATTACGAAAATGCAATACCAGAATCTAAAAAATTTATTTCTTTGCTTAATGAAAATAATGATAATGAAAGAATTACATCCATAATTCCTAAATGGTCTACATGGATGGACGGGGGACCTAAGAAAGATGATTACTCCCAGTGGAATCAAATTGGATCTCCTATGGGAGAGGATAAATTTATTGACTGGGATCGTACATTAAATGGCTTCGGTAAAATTTGGCCAAAGATACAACCTAACTCAGATGCACATACAGAGGCATATGAGATACTTAAGTTAATAGATATACCATTCAATGAGGTAATTGAGCATTATTGGTCTACCCGCCCAAAACTTCCTAAATTAAATTATGTATCTAAAAATTATCCAGTGAGAAAATATAATACTGGAGCTTCCATGGGGGCACATATAGACATAAATAAATATAGCCCATCTATGGACATATCAATATTAATATATTTAAACGACGATTACACTGGAGGAGAAATATATTTTAATGATTTAAATTTGAAAATTAAACCAACTGCTGGCTCTATTTTGATTTTCACTTGCAATCATTTACATGAATCTTTACGCATAGAATCTGGAAATAAATTATATATACCTATGTTTGTGCATTCTGAATATGGCATAATAACTGGATTTAGAGAAGAATATAGCGCCATGCTTCCACTTATTAAAAATAAAAAATAAGCTCTACTTTTCGACGCACTTTCAATTTCGCACTATATTTAGTATACTGGACATATTGGTCCATAGCTCAGCTGGCAGAGCGCAGAGCTGTTAACTCTGATGTCCCAGGTTCGAGCCCTGGTGGACCAGCATGGCTTCATCGTCTATCGGTTAGGACATCGCCCTTTCACGGCGGAAAGACGGGTTCGATTCCCGTTGAAGCTACATTTGATATAATGTCAATATGAGTATACCTAAAGTAATTTGGCAAACACATGAATGGGAATATTCCGATCTTCCAGAAATATATCTAGAAAATAGTAAAAAATGGCAACAAGAAAATCTAGACTGGGTCTATAGATATCATAGCTCTAAAGACCGTAGAGACTTTTTACTAAATAATAATTTTTTGCAATCTAAAACTGCCATTACAAGGTACGATAATATGTTTAAACAGCAACAAGCAGATTTTTGGAGAGTGGCTGTAGTTTATTTAAACGGGGGTGCCTATATAGATATGGATTCTATTCCTAAAGGCCAAAACATGCTTGATAAGGCCGTAGTGGACGCAGACTCTTTAGGTACACCATATAGCATAATATGTACTTATGACCCAAATCATTTAGGTGTAGGGTGTAATAATTCTCATTTTATAGGAAAAACAAAATCTGAGTTTTTAAAAAATTTGTTAGATAAGTATTATATAGGTTTTCATAAAGAATGGGATTACGAGCTAGATATACAAATAAAAAGATTAGAATTTATAGTCAACTCAATTAATTTCGGCAGAACAGCTTTATATAGAGATGACGTTGCTTTTACCTTTGGAGAACTTTATCATGGCGATGAATATAAGCCTGAAAACTGGGAAAGTTTGACAATCTAATTTTTTAAATGCTACAATCTTAGCCTTGGACAGTTTTCGGAGATAATATCAAGGGGTTAAACTCCAAGTGCGACAATGACGGAAGTTATTAGTCTGATGATCTAATCCATAGATTATTCAACCGATGAATTGCAGGCTTACAACCTTAAAAGACAATTTCGGGGTCCTTTTACAAAAAAGGGGTGTAGGGGTTGTATGCTCCAAATCTGGAAGTATCCAATTAAAAGAACATAATATAATAGATTATAATAATATAAAGATATACTTAGATTATGAAGTCGGAGAAGACGACTGATCGTAAACATAAAGCTTTTTTGATAGAATATATCCAAAAGCTAAAGTCTTCTACTCCTTGTATGGATTGTAAAATTTCTTATCCATACTACGTTATGGATTTTGATCATGTCCGTGGGCGTAAGCAAAAAAATGTAATGGAACTCATCCCTACATTATCTAAAAAGAAAATAGATGAGGAAATAGCAAAATGCGAAATAGTGTGTTCAAATTGCCACAGAATCAGAACTCATCGAAGGATAGTAAAAAAAGCGGGGAAATGAGAATTTGGGACTTTGATCTTAGACCAATACCAGTAGATCATGAGACTGATTGGGAATACATTAATAGATGCCATAAGGTCCATATATACGTAGTTGGTCCTAATCCTCCAGCTATATGGTGGAGTATATAATATGCAACTTTGCCACGTATCAGATCATATTTTTGAAAAAAATTCAGAAAATCAGCTATTATGTGTTAACTGCAATGTAGGGTATTTAGATTATTTAAAGGCATTAGATCAAGTAGCTGAATCTTTTAGGCAATCTAAAAAAATCTGATATAATTAATTCATGTCTATATATGATATTTCGCTAAAATCTTGGGATGGTAAAGAAAACATCTTATCAAATTATAAGGGTAAAGTAACCTTAATCACTAATGTCACTGGAGATTGTGGAAATGCTCCTCAATTTTCTGTAATAGAAACACTATATAAAAAGTACAAAAATGATGGTTTTGAAGTACTAGCTATTCCAACAAATGATTATTGTGGTGCAAATTTAACATACGGAGAGCACGTACATGGAACTGAAGATGCTTCGGGAGCTAAAGATTTTGCCGAAAACCTATACAATGTTACATACAATTTTTCTGAACTAATTAGTTCAAATCCAACACCAGAAGAGGTTATTCCTGGTCTAGCTTCAAAATATGGACAAAATCCCGTACACGAAGTATATCAAGAAATTTTTAATCAAATGGCAGAGTCAGAATATTCCAATAAAAAATATATGTTCGGAAACTTTGAAAAATTTTTATTTGATAAAAATGGAAAATTAATTAAGCATTACTCTAATGGATCTTTGTTAAATCAAAATTATGAAAATTATTTGATGGGTCTAAGTGATAAGCCTAATGCTGACAGGGCAGATAAAGAATATATGCAAATATGCTCAGACATAGAAATGGCGCTAGCTTCTTAAATAACCAAGTAATATTCTAGTTGACTAAGATATATATTAGATATATAATAAATATATGAGATCTATTTATCAGAAATTAATAGCAAGTGCTTTAATTATTATGATGGCATACATAGCATTTGCCTACATCTTAGCCTAAATTTAAAATAGCCTTTAAAAGCCTTCTAAGGCCTATATCCCGATTTTCTGGGTATATAGCTAGGGGTAAGTATGGGTCTTCTACTTCCGCCGCACTGAAATTTTTGCAATTGCACTTATTGAGAGGATTTAGTATCCTATAACTATGGAACAATATATTAGGGGAGATAAGCCCCTCTGGGAGTATCTAAATGAAGAACCTTATACTATCAGACAAAGAATGGCTGAATATTTTTTAGCTGACGAACCGTTGGTAATAGATATAGGTACCTATAAAGTTCCACTTAAGACTAATCAACAATTAATATCTATAGATCCACTTAAGACTTTTGAGGGTGGATACAATAAGGACGTTAAAACATTTTTAAAAGAAGTAAATCCAATTAATTTTTCATTATCTTGTCTAGGACTAGCTATTGAAGGTGGTCAAGATCAATGGGATGCATTTATAGAATTATTTAAAAGATCTAAGATATCAGTAGTAGAGTATTCTAGGGATGTGCATGATCATTCGTATTTTGATCAAATAGAGACCTTGTGTAATTATAAAAAGGTTTATTTTAAAGCATTTTTAGATATGCCAAATGTTGAGGTTGAAGGTATTAAGCCATACCCTAGAAGAAAATTTTTAGTTTTTAAATGAGTATTGTAAGGTTTCTTCTACACTAATAGGTTTAGGTAATTTATTGTATTTTTCAATATATTCAATAATCTTATTATGATCTATACCGTAATTTTTTACTATATCCATATCTGTATTGTAAATCTCTTCCATCTGCCAACCCCAAATAACTGAATAGTTGGGTATATTTTTAGATACCTTAAATATTTCCTTAGACACTTCAGATAATCGAAGTATCTCATAATGATCAATAAATATACAATCGTAAGATTCATCTGATTTACACTCAGAGGCGTCATCAATTATTACTTTTACCTTATTAGGCATTTTATTATTTTTTAAAAAGCATTCTATAACATCTGGATATTTTTCTATAACATGCACTTCTGTGACATTATCTTTAGAGGCTATCCAATCAGACAATACCCCAAAACCAAATCCAGTAAGCAGTACTTTGCCATATGCTAAATCATAGCATGTATAAAGTTGTTCTCTAGATATGTAAGAATCATCAAATCTCATCCATTCTACCCCATCTACTATAAGGGCATAGGATACTTCTTCTCTTTTTATTATTGTATTATTTACTTGCGTTTCAGCAAAAACAACCGCCATAGTTTTTTTAAAAACCCTTCAAGTTTATTTTGCATTTTAAGCTCAACACTTTCATTTTTATAATGATCTGACTGGAAGTATGGGCTAAACATTTGATCACTAAAATATCTTCTTGGACTCATAATATAATTATACACCAATATAGTATAAAACCCAATCAGAGGCGGATCCGATTGGGTTTTGCTACTTATTGTAGCTACGTAAGGAGCCTAAGCTCGACCTACAAAATAATTGTATAATTATTATTTTTCAAAGTCAATAAGATAAATTAAATTATTCCTTAGATATTCTTTCATTCATAAATTTTGTTTTTTCTTCTATAGTATCAGCAAATTTTGGATTTACTTTAAATGGGCTACACCATTCATCTAATTGTTGCTCTGTAGGATTTTCGTATTTTCCTATTTGTTCTTGCCATTCTGGGCTTCTGTAGTTATAAAACGTTCCAGGATTATCTTCAGCATTTAATGCAAAATTAGAAAATACAAATCTTGTACCAGAAGTTGTTTTTTTAGTTCCATGATCGTAAGGTTTACAAGCGCCATGTAAAACAACATCTCCAGCCTCTGGCTGAACTACAAGACAAGGCTCTTCTAGTCTTTCTTTGCTAATATCTGTTCCATTTTTAATGCTTCCATCTGGATTAATATTTGGGTAAAATAATTCTCCCCCTGTAAATTGTCCAAAATAGGCAGTCATTCCATATTGTAATGAACAACAAGCAGACCAAGTATCTATTTCAAAAATTTCATCTTCTGCACCCATTCCAGGACTGTCGGCATGAACAAACATTCCTTCATCGTGAGGCTCTGCAATCATTAAGCTTCTCATTGGATGTATTACAATTTCTGGATGTATCAGCTCAGACATAAATTTCCAAACAAGAAAAGTGCTTGGCATAGGGGGGCAAACCTTATCTTCATACCAGTTATTTGTACTCCATATATTTTGAGGCATGGTTCTTTGAAAATCTTTTAAATCCTTATTAACCTCATTCATAATTTCTTGAGGAATTATATTTTTGTAAATAAATATTCTATCTGATAGTTTAATACATTTTGGATTGTCGTAAAACATTTTATTTATTTGATCTCTTGTTCATATTTTTTAATTATTTTTTCAAATTGAGGATTTGCTTTAAGTGGCGTATTCCAATTATTTAATTGATCACTTGTAGGATTCTTATATTTTCCTATTTGATCTTCCCATTCAGGAGTTTTATAATTATAAAAAGTTCCTGGGTTATCTATTCCTAATAAAGCAAAAGTAGAAAATGCAACTCTAACCCCAGACCTAGTTTCTCTAGTTCCATGGTCATATGGAGAACATGCCCCATGTATGACTATATCCCCAGGTTCTGGTTGAATTTCTAAACAAGGTTCTTCAAATCTTTCCTTTGTTGACTTACTATCTTTTTTTATCGTTCCATCTGGATTAATGTTTGGATAAAATAATTGACCGCCAGTAAATTCATTAAAATATGCAATTGCCCCGTATTCTAATTCGCAACAAGTTGTCCATTGATCTATCTCAGAAAGCATATTACAATTTCCTTTTCCTGGACTATCAGAATGTACGAACATTCCTTCATCTCCAGGCAAATTAACCATAAAACTGGTTACTGGATGTATGACGAGTTCTGGGTAAATTAAATCAGAAATAAATTTCCATACCAAAAAACTACTTTTATAAGATTCGGTCATTTTGTCTTTATACCAATCACGGACGCTCCAGTCATTCTGTAAACTTTCTCTTTCATAAGAAGAAAGATCAGAATTAACTAAATCCATTATTTCTTTTGGAATTATATTTTTAAATACGTATATTCTGTCTGATAGCTTAGTGCAATTTGGCTTATTATAAAACATATAATAATTATACCACTTATATATTTTTATTTAATAATTGATTTTTCTACTAATCTATCATACATACTTGATGATATTGCTTCAAAAGAAGGTTTTCCTTGTTCTATGTGCTGCTCAGACTCTTCATCAGAAATTCCAGCATTAGAATATATCAATCTCATATCTTCAATAAAGCCATCAACCATTATTTTTATTACTTCTTCTTTATTCATTTGAGTCTCCATTTTCTGTTGTCAATGCAGGGGCTGGGCCTAATAAAAATCCCTTTTCATGATACTCTATCAGTTTAGCCACTTCATCCCCATCATCCTTTGATGAGTATTTTGCTAATAACGTTAAAACATCGTATATTCTATGTAGCATTATATAATTTACCATAGGCAAATTATCTTCAAGGTTCTTAGATTGATTATTCTCGTCAGACATTTTTACCAACTCTTTCTTTTATATCGTTATACAATTTTTCTCCAATAAATTTTTTATAGGAGCATGACAAACAATATAAGTATATATTGTCTTCCAAATCTAAATTAGATTGAAGAAGGCCTTGGTCCATTGGGCATTCAAGCCTAGGCACAAGACCCTCTTCTGATAAAGCTATATATTGAGATACATATTGTATCTGTCGCAAAATTGCTCCTTAAGCTTTAGGGAATTGATTAATCAACTCCTTGGCCTTTCCTATTGAGTTAGGCCATGATGACCAATCTTTACCGCCCTTGGTCATATAATACGTTATCTCTGCGTTTGTTACTGGATCAAATAATTCCTTATTTGACACTAAATTGAATTTTTCTAATCTATCTACACCAAGTTCCCCTAGCATATTAATTTGAAAAATCCCGTAAGATTTATCACCAGTTGATTTGTTGTCGTTTAGAGCAAGCGGTCTTCCGTTAGACTCTACCCTAGCAACAGCCCAAGCTGTTTTTAAAGCAATTCCTTCAAATCCCACAGCCCATAATAAATCTTTTAAATCTTCGGCTGCAAGCATTTCAGAATGCTTATAAGTTTCATTGCTGAACTTATTTATTATTTCTCTCTTTAGTTGTTTTTCGGTTTTTTGTACCTTCTCAGGCGCAGTTGTTAAAGCTTGACTGATTGTAGGACCAGGCTGGACTGTAAATAAAAATAATGTTATCATTATAATAACAGTCCAATTATGAACTACATCGCTCAAACTTTGTTTGATTCTCTCCATTGGCATTCCTCCTTTAGAGATAACGAACTATAATAGTAGCATTGATTACTTAAGCGTGTCAACCCAGTTGACCAGAAAGAATTTATGAATATTTCATTTTCTACGCCTATAGTTAACCTAAGAACTAATAATGGATACGGATATGCAAGTAAAAATATAGTAAAATCTTTAAATAATCTAGGACACTTCACTCCATTTCAAGATCCAAAATCTAAATTACAATTAAATTTTTCACAACCATCACATTTTAAATTACATAAAAATCAATATCAAATTAGTTATACACCATGGGAATCTACCGTAATTCCAGAAGATTGGAAATATTATATGGATGCATGCGATGAAGTTTGGGTAACTTCAGATTGGTGTGCAAATGTATTTGAAGATAATGGCTTTAAGGTTTCTAATGTATACCCACACGGCATTGATCCTATGTGGATACCAAATAGAAGAAAAGAAAACGGTGTAATTAAATTTTTGCATATAGGAGAACCAGCACCAAGAAAAGCTGGACAAATGGTACTAGATGCATTTGGTAGCTTGTTTGGAAATAAAGAAGGATATTCGTTAACCATTAAAGCAGATCAAATAAATACAACTAGAGTATATAACAATTATTTAGATAAAAATATTTTAGGCGTTCCAGATAAATATTACAACAACGTGTCTATAATTACAGATGTTTTGAATGACGAAGAACTTGTAAGCCTGTATCAGTCTCATGATGTTTTAGTATATCCAAGCTATGGAGAAGGATTTGGATTTATTCCACTTCAAGCACTAGCAACTGGCATGCCAACAATTTGTACAAGCGGCTGGGCACATTATGAAAAATATTTAGGGCCATTAAAATTAAAATCAGAACTAATAGATTCACCTTGGCCATTCCCACACGAAGGAAAAGTTTTTGAGCCAAACTATCAACACCTACTTGAACTTATGAGAGACGTTTCAATAAACTTTAATGCATATTCAGGATATTATTTTGCTCAGTCAACTAAAATACATAAAGATTATAATTGGAAACAGTTGACCAAGAATTCATTTGATAAAATTTTAAAAAAACTTAATTAAAACCTAGACCAATAAAATAAAGTTTGGTACACTTAGACTTCAATCAAATTTTAAAGCTGCGTTGGCGGAGAAAAGGTCGTATATAAATGTCATTTACAATTGAAAACCCATATGAAAATTTTATTGCATTATCTAGATATGCAAAGTGGGTTCCAGAAGAAAACCGCAGAGAAAATTGGCAAGAAACTGTAGATAGATATTTTTCTTTTATGTTAGATCATTTATTTAAAGAGTATTCATACGAACCTTCGGCAAAATTAATATCAGAATTAAAACAAGCAGTTCTAGACAGAAACGTTATGCCATCAATGAGAGCAGTAATGACTTCTGGCCCAGCATTAGAAAGAGATCATGTTGCTGGATACAATTGTTCATTTGTTCCAGTTGATTCACCACGTTCATTTGATGAAACAATGTATATTCTTATGTGTGGTACAGGTGTAGGATTCTCTGTTGAGTATAAGTATATTAATAAACTTCCTGCCGTCCCAGAATCTTTAGAAAAATCAACTACAGTAATTACAGTAGAAGATTCAAAACAAGGTTGGGCAAAAGCATATCGTGAACTATTAGCATTACTTTGGTCTGGACAGATTCCAGCAGTTGATGTAACTAAACTTAGACCCGCAGGCGCAAGACTTAAAACTATGGGCGGAAGATCTTCTGGACCACAGCCATTAGTAAATCTTTTTGATTTTACAATTAAGATATTTAAAAATGCAGTTGGAAGAAACTTAAAGCCAATTGAATGTCACGACCTTATGTGTAAAATTGGAGAAGTTGTTGTAGTTGGTGGCGTTCGTAGATCTGCAATGATATCTCTTTCTAATATTAATGATATTGAAATGGCAGCAGCTAAGTCAGGTAATTGGTGGGAGAACAGTCCACAAAGAGCATTGTCAAATAACTCAGTTGCTTATTCTAGAAAACCAGAAATGGCACAATTTATAGCAGAATGGAAAAATCTTTATGACTCAAAATCTGGAGAACGTGGAATTTATAATGTTGCCGCTGCACAAGCACAAGCAGCTAGATATGGAAGGCGGGATCCTGAAATACACTATGGGACAAACCCTTGCTCAGAAATTATTTTGCGTCCTTATCAGTTTTGTAACCTTTCAGAAGTCGTATTACGTGAAAAGGATACAGTTGATGATGTTAAAAATAAAGTAAGACTTGCCACTATTTTAGGAACGTGGCAATCTACATTAACAGACTTTAAATATTTGCGTAAAATTTGGAAAGATAATACAGAAGAAGAAAGACTGCTTGGCGTATCTTTAACAGGACAATTTGGACATAAATTCTTTTCTGGACAAGAAGGTTTAGACAAACTAGAGCAAACTCTTGTATCTCTCCGTGAATCAGCAAGAAAGGTAAATGCTGAAGAGGCTAAAAAAATTGGAATTCAAGAGTCAGCAGCAATTACTTGCGTTAAGCCATCAGGTACAGTCTCGCAACTAGTCGGCGTTTCTTCTGGAATGCATCCGTGGCACTCTAAATATTATATTAGAACAGTTCGTGGATCAAAGACAGACCCAATCTCTGTTTTCTTAAAAGAAGTGGGCATACCAGTCGAAGATGATGTCATGAAACCAACAGAAACATATGTATTTTCTTTTCCAATAAAATCTCCAGACGATGCAATTGTTAGAAATGATTTAACCGCTATAGATCATTTAAACACATGGCTTGTTTATCAAAGAGCATGGTGTGAGCATAAGCCTTCAATTACTGTGTCAGTAAAAGAAGACGAATGGATGGAAGTTGGCGCTTGGGTATACAAAAACTTTGATGAAGTTTCTGGAATCTCATTCTTGCCTTCTTTTGATCATTCATACAAGCAAGCACCATATCAGGAAATAACAAAAAAAGAATACGAAGACTTGTTGTCTAAGATGCCAAAGTCTATTCGTTGGGAAGATTTATCTTTTTATGAAACAGAAGATGGAACTTCTACAAACGCCACGCTTGCATGTACGTCTGACGGAAATTGTGAACTTGTAGATATCTCTGCATAGTGGTATTATATTAGTATTGGGTAACCCCCAAAATTCCTGGGCACAAGGCTCAGAAATAGGAGGATCTTAATGAAAAAAGATCTAAATAACGATGGAGTAATAACAATGACAGAACAAATCCTAGCAGCGCTTGGAACTTATGCTCGTGCATTTCTTTCAGCAGCTATCGCTTTGTACATGACTGGCAATACAAATCCAAAGGACCTTTTGATGGGTGGAATTGCAGCAGTAGCCCCAGTAATTTTAAAGGCTCTTTCACCAAGCAATCAAGAGTTTGGTTTCAAGTCAGCTAAGTAATTTAGTAAACTGAATTAAGAAGGCTCCTGTGCTAAAATAAGCATAGGAGTTTTCCTATTTTAGGAGATTTTGAAAATGGCAGTACAAAAGAATTTTGAAGTAGATCAAAATGCTACATTCACCTTTGAGGTTCAATACACCTTAGAGGATGAAGTCACACCAATAAGTTTAGTAAATGCAACTGCAAAGATGCAAGTACGTGATACTAAAGGTGGATCCAAACTAGCATTTACACTAACATCACCTTCTGGTGGTATAACAATTAATGGCGCAACTGGAACACTAACCGTTAAAATGACACCTACCCAGACAAATAAACTCTTTTATCCAAAATCTTCTTATGACATTATGGTTGTCGATTCTAACGGGAATAAAATAAAACTCCTTGAAGGGTTTTTAACTCTCAGTAGATCGGTAACTATATAATGTCAACAGAAAAAGTAATAGTAACAGAAGTAAAAAATAAAGTAATTATAAAATCACCAGGACCACAAGGTCCCGCTGGAAGAACTATATTAAATGGAAGCTCTGCCCCATCAAATAATCTTGGGGTTACAGGAGATTTTTATGTTAATAATACTACACATGAATTCTATGGACCAAAGCTCACAGACGAATCTTGGGCTAGCGCAAATATAATTCAATTGGTTGCAGAAGGTGCAGATTTTGCATTTTCTCAATCATGGGAAATAGCTCAAGTAACTGGACCAGTTAACAACGTATATTCAGTATCAATAACACATAATTTAGGATTTTTTCCAAACGTAACAACAAAAGATAGTTCAGGTGAAACAGTTGAAACTGGACTAGAATATGTTAATGCAAACACGATTAAACTGACAATGGCTCAACCATTTTCAGGGACAGCATACCTGTCATAAAGGAGAAGTAAAATGGCAAGAAAATTTTTAGTTAGCTTAGACCTTAACAAAAATGAATTACAAAATGCTCGAATTCAAAACCTTAGTACTGCGCCTTCAAGCCCAGTAGAAGGTCAAATATATTTTAACACAGTAGATAAAATTGTATACTTTTATGACGGAACAAACTGGATTTCTACATCTGGATCCTTAGAAGTAATTCAAGATGCTATTGGGGCATACGTTTCTGGTGGCACTGGCCTAACAGCGACATATAGTGACTCAACAGGCACTACAACAATTGATTTAGATAATACAACAGTAACAGCTGGATCATATGGATCCACAACAGCAATTCCTACATTTACAGTAGACGCACAAGGTCGTTTGACTGCAGCAGGAACAGTAAACGTAGCAACTAATCTTTCAATTGCTGGAGATACTGGAACAGACACAGTTGATTTATTAACTGACACACTAACTGTTGCAGGTGGAGAAGGAATTGACGTTGCTGTAACAAACAACACAATTACAGTTTCAGCAGAAGATGCAACTTCATCAAACAAGGGTGTTGCCAGCTTTGATTCAACAGATTTTACAGTAACATCTGGAGCAGTAACATTAAACGCTGAGCGTGTACAAGATATTGTATCCTCACAAATTGTTGCAGGCGAAGGCATTGATGTAACATACGATGACAACGCAGGAACTCTAACAGTAGATGCAGAAATTGCAACAACTACAAATCGTGGTGTTGCTTCCTTTGCTACAGCAGACTTTACTGTAACAGATGGCGCAGTAAGTATCAAAAATGTTGATCTTGCAACACAGACAACTGGTAACTATATTGCAACAATTGCTGGAACAGCTAATGAAATTGAAGTTTCTGGCTCTGGATCTGAAAATTCAGCAGTAACAATTGGACTTCCAGACAGCGTAACAATTACCAGCGACTTAACAGTTGGTGGAAATTTAACAGTTAATGGAACATTAACTTCTTTAAATACTGAACAAGTAACAATTGAAGATAACGTAGTTGTTTTAAATAGCAACGTTACAGGTTCCCCATTAGCAAACGCTGGAATTGAAGTAGAGCGTGGAACTTCTACAAATACATCAATTATTTGGAATGAAACAGATGACAAGTGGACACTTACAAATAACGGTGCCGACTATCATGCTATTACTAGGAAGTATGTAGAAACCCTTTCAACCTCTGCAACTTCTTATACAGTAACTCACAATTTAGGATCTACTGATGTATTAGTTCAGGTTTCAGAAGTAGCCTCTCCATATGCTAAGGTTGAAACAGATGTAGAACTTACATCCGATTCAGCGGTAACAATTAAATTTGCAACCGCACCATCATCTGGAGCATATAAAGTAGTAGTTATAGGATAACAAATTGAAACTAAAGTCTTTATTAAATTTAGCAACATTAGCATCCGACCCTGCGGGGTCGGAAGGCGATGTCTTTTTTAATACAACAGAAAAGGCTTTAAAGATTCATAACGGAGCAATATGGGTAACAATAGCAAGCAATACAGACCCAGCACCATTTTATTTACACACTCATACATACGATGGAGCAATACATACAATTGATATTGAAAACCCAATAACATTTAAAGAGATAAATAATGTCGCAAGTGTTTTAGAAAATATTCCTAAAATAACAGGATTTGATGGAGGCCAACCTTCAGATATTGTTGAAGATCCTAGCTTCTTAGAACTATCACTGCTAGATGGCGGAAACGCTTAATATTTTAGGCAATTATAAATACCAGATGATATAATTATCTTAAGTCATAACTAAGAGGTAAAACGTGGCAACAAACTTTCCAAACTCATTAGATACATTGGTAAATCCTAATTCAACGGATCCATTATCTAGTCCGTCGCACTCTGAACAGCATATAAATCTTAATGATGCTGTTGAAGCAATAGAAACAAAAATTGGAGCAAATGGCTCTAATGATTCAAATTCTATTCAATACAAGATTGCAGCAATACAAACAACTTTAACTGACATAGAAAACAGCACCTCAGTAGCAGAACTTTTGTTAGGTCTTGAAGGAAATAATGATTTAACAATAAGTGGAATAGAGAACAAAACAACAGTAGACAGTTTTGCCAAATCTCTATATTCAACAATAAGATATACACTACAAATCAAAAAAGACAACTTGTTTGTTTCTGATCAACTAGATATAGTCAATGATGGAACAGACTTACATATAAATAGATATGAAATATCATCAAATACAAATACTTCTCTTTATACTGTGCAATTAGAAGAAAATGCAGGTATAATTAGCTTGAAAGTAACACCGACAAGTGGATCTATAACCGCTAGATATTATAGAACCGCCTTAAAGTTTTAAGGCGTAAGGGGAAACAAAAAAATGGCAACAGTAGATAAAAACTTTAGAATTAAGAATGGTTTAGTTGTTGAGGGATCAACAGCTACAGTAAATGGATCTAATATCCTTACTGAAAACTCACTAGAATTTATTCAAGATACCGTAGCGGCACAACTTGTAGACGGAACACATACAAACATTTCAGTAAGTTATAATGACACTACTGGAACAATTAGTTTAACTGGCGCAGTAACATACACAGACGAGCAAGCACAAGATGCCGTCGGTAACGCAGTCGGAACTGGACTTTCATACAACGATACAACAGGTGCAATATCTGTTGACACAGCCACAATTCAGGCTCGTGTTGCAGATGTATCTGACACTGAAATTGGATACCTTAATGGCGTAACATCTTCAATTCAGACACAATTAGACGATAAGTCAACTGCAAGCAAAACCGAAACATTAACAAATAAGACCTTAACATCACCAAACATAAATGAAAACGTAGCTCTTACAGCAACCGCTACAGAACTTAACATTCTTGATGGTGCAACACTTTCTACAACAGAACTTAACTATGTAGATGGCGTAACTTCTTCAATTCAAACACAATTAAACAATAAATTTGATTCAGCAAATGCTTCAACAACAAATATTTCAGAAGGCACAAACCTTTACTTTACAGATGAAAGAGCACAAGATGCTGTAGGAAATGCTGTAGGTAATGGTCTTGATTATGATGATGCAACAGGAGCAATTTCTGTAGACCCTTCAGAGTTTACATTAAACTCTATCGGCGCACCATCTGCAGCAGTGGCTTTAAACAGTCAAAAGATTACTGGCCTTGCAACACCAACAGATTCAACAGATGCATCAACTAAAGGCTATGTTGACGGATTAATTACAACAGAGGTATCAAATCGCAACACTGCAATTTCAACAGCAGTTAGCAATTTAGTAGACGGCGCACCAGACCTTCTTAATACTCTTAATGAATTAGCAGCAGCAATTAATGATGACGCTAACTACACAACAACTATTACAACAGCATTGGGAACAAAGGCCCCACTTGCTTCACCAGATTTAACTGGAGTCCCAACAGCGCCTACTGCAGCAGCAAACACAAATACTACTCAAATAGCTACAACAGCTTTTGCTAAAGCAGAAGCAGACGCAGCACAGTCAGCAGCGGAAGCCACAGCATCAGGAGATGCAACATCAAAGGCTAACGCCGCTCAAGCAGCAGCAGAAGCCACAGCATCATCTGCTCTTTCTGGAGTAACTGCAGGAACCACAGCGTTTACAGCAGTAAATGTTAACTCAGTAGCTAAGCAAATTGCTGCAACCACAGGTAATATTGTTACCGCAGCCGCAACTACAGCTTATGCATGGGCAAAGGCTTCATACCGAAGCGGAGAATTCCTTGTTAAGTCAAAAAATGGAAATCACACAGAAGTTGCAAAAATTATGGTAACTCTAGACTCTTCAGATAACGTCTATATCACAGAATATGGAATGTCATCAACAAGTGGAGTTGCACTTCAAACAGTTTCAGCAGATGTAAGCGGAACAGATGTAAGAATTCGTGTAACACCTGCAAATAACAATACCGAAGTATTAATTACTGGTACACTGTTAGTATAATTAAATAAAAGGCCAGGGGAGAGCCTGAATCTCCCCACAAAAAACAATTAGGGGATATGTGAACTTAAATGGCAACAGAGAATAAAAACTTTAAAGTTAAGAATGGAATAAATGTCGCAGGAGATGCCACATTTGATTCTAACGTCGTATTAGGTTCAACCCCCCTTAGATTTGACACAACAACAAACAAACTACAGATCCAATTAAATGGAACCTGGAGTCCAATTGCATTTGTGGCAGATATTCCAGATATGGCAACAGAAATAGGCTTTATGGATGTTGGTCTGGCTATTGATTACAATGGTCTTCCAATCTATACAGTTCAGGCAAACGGAGTAAGTACAACAGCAACTAAATTCGCAGACGGTGGAGCCCCATCAACTTCAACATATGGGTTAACATTCGATTCTGGAGTTATAGTCTAATAAAAAATAAATGCTATAATTAGCAAATAAGGGGTAATAAATATGTCAACAGTAAGAATTCAAGTAAGACGAGGAACAGCATCAGAATGGACCTCAGCAAATCCTACACTAGCCGCAGGTGAACTAGGTGTTGAAACAGACACCAGAAAAATTAAGGTCGGATCTGGAAGCACAGCATGGACCAGCCTTTCATACATTGCAGCAGACTCACCAGCAATTTCAGAAATTGCACAAGATGCAATTGATGCAGCCCTTTCAATGGGAGCAGGTCTTACAAAATCTTACAATGACAACGGTAATACAATTTCTATTAACATCGATGATTCTGTTGTTGCACTTAAAACTTATGTTGACTCCCAAGTAGGCTCATTACAAAATACTGTAACTCAAGACTACGTACCAGTAGAAGATGTTGGAAACCCTGGCGGACCAGCAAAATTAGATGTTGATGGAAATTTATTAATTCCTAAATCAAGCATTATAATTGAAGGATCTACAGCTAATGAATTTGAAACAACACTTACAGCAACAAATCCAACAGCAGATCGAACTATTTCTTTGCCAGATAATTCAGGAACCGTAGCTTTAGTAGGAGATATTGCAGAACTTTCACAAGATGCAATTAATGACTCTATTTCTGCAGGATTTGGTATAACAAAATCTTATAACGACAATACAAATACAATAGAATTAGTCGTAGACACCTCAGAAGTTGCAACTGTAGTAGCACTAAACTCAGTAGCTTCTTCTTTAAATATACATAAAGCAGCGCATGTTGCCACAACATCTGCCTTAGCAGCAACTTATACAGCAGGATCTGCTGATTTAGGAAATGGAACTGGAATTGGTGCAACATTAACAATGAACTCAAATGGAACATTATCAATAGATGATGTTTTATTAGTTGCAGGATATAGAGTTGTTGTAAAAGATCAAGCAAATAACATTCATAATGGTATTTATGAGGTTACAAATGCTGGATCAGCATCCGCCCCAGTAGTTTTAACTAGAGCTCAAGACTACAATAATTCAAATGAACAATTACCTCTTGATGTAGAACAGGGCGATGTTATCTACGTAATAAGCGGAACAGAAAATGGCCTAAAGCAATTTTCTCAAATATATACAGGAACAAATACAGATGGATCTGTTAGAATTGGTACAGATGCAATAGACTTTACACAAATATCAGGAACATCAAGCTTTAATGTAGGAGATGGAATACTTAAAACAGATAACACTATTCGTGTAGATACAGAATTTGTTTTAACTACAGCAGAAGCAGATACAACATATTTGAAAATTTTAGATGCAGGTACAACATACTTAAGCCAAGCAGATGCTGCATCAGATTATTTAACAATAACTGGTGCAGAAACAACTTATTTAACCCAAGCAAATGCTGGCACAACATATTTAACTCAAGCAAATGCAACAAGTACTTATTTTGCAAAAAATACAAATGAAATTGGCAATGCAAACATTGCATCTAATGCTGGTATTCAGGCTACAAAAATATCTGGAACTGCAATTACAGGAGCAGATACAGCAACAGTAACAAATACAATGCTTGCAGGATCTATTGCTAATGATAAGCTTTCTAATTCAACAATTTCAGGAAAAGCACTTGGAACTAATTTAGATGCATTAACAATTGGAACTGGTTTAACTGGTACATCTTATAATGGTTCATCACCAGTAACAGTTGAAATAGATTCAACAGTTGCTACTTTAACTGGCTCACAAACACTTACAAATAAAACAATTACTGCACCTCTTGGATTAGTAAAAGGAGATGTCGGCCTTGGTAACGTAGATAACACTACAGATGCTAATAAGCCAGTGTCATCAGCAACACAGACAGCTCTTGATCTAAAGGCACCGTTGGCCTCACCAGCACTTACTGGAGTCCCAACAGCCCCTACAGCAGCAGCAGCAACTAACACTACGCAAATTGCTACTACAGAGTTTGTTCGTGCAGAAGTTGCAGCACTTGTAAATAGTGCAGGTTCAACACTTGATACTCTTGGAGAAATTGCAACCGCTCTTGGAAATGATGCAAACTTAAGCACAACACTTACAAACAGCATTGCATTAAAAGCCCCACTTGATTCACCAACATTTACTGGAACAGTAACAGTTGCAGCAGCAGGTGTAGCATTTACAGATGGAACTCAAACTAAAGAAGGCGTTCCTTCAAGAACTCCAATTATTTCAAAAACTGCAAACTACACACTTTCAGCAGCATCTGAAAGAGATTCATTAATTGAAGTAAACTCTACAGATCCTGTAACAATTACAATTCCAACAAATTCAGCAGTTGCTTTCCCAACAGGAACAACACTAGATATACTTGGAGTTAATACAGGATTAATTACAATTGCAGGAGATACAGGCGTAACAGTAAATGCTACTCCTGGATTAAAACTACGTACTCAATGGTCATCATGTACATTATTCAAGAGAGCAGAAAACTCTTGGGTAGTATACGGCGACCTGAAGTCATAAGGAGAATTATAAATGAGTAAAAGAGCTGGTAGAAAATCACAGTCATCAAATGACTTTTTAGAGCCAAAACCCGTAGAAAATTTAACTGTAACAGATGTTGGAACAAGTAGGACGTATAACGATGGCGCAGCAGATCTTTCTTGGGAGCTACCAGCTGGATCACCGCCAGCAACTTCTTACTCAATAACAACAAATCCTAGCTCATCAACTTTTACAACATCAAATACATCATATAGAGTAGAAGGATTATCATCTGACACCTCTTATGTATTTTTAGTAACTGGATCTAATGCTGCTGGAACATCTGCTGCAACATCATCTAGTTCGACATTAATCACTACTGTACCAGCACAACCTGTTTCTGTAAGCGCATCTTCACCAACTGTAAATCAAGATAGCGTTTCCTGGTCATCAGGAGGAACTGGCGGTAAGACAATTACAAGCTATACCGTTGTTTCTTCAGATGGACCTGAGTACACAAATCAAACTTCACCAGCAACAATTTCAGAAACTGGAGGAACATCACAGACCTATACAATTTATGCAATAAATGCTAATGGAACGTCTTTGGGAGCAACCACCGCTTCTGTAACTACAACGGCACCGTTCTTCCCACCGTTCTTCCCGTACTTCCCACCGTTCTTCCCGTACTTCCCACCGTTCTTCCCGTACTTCCCACCGTTTTTCCCATTCTTCCCGTTCTTCCCACCGTTCTTCCCGTACTTCCCACCGTTCTTCCCGTACTTCCCACCGTTTTTCCCATTCTTCCCGTTCTTCCCACCGTTCTTCCCACCAAGATTTGGACCGTTCTTCCCACCAGCATTTGGACCTTACTTCGTCAGATGCGTAGATGGAGACACTTTAATATTAACAAGCGAAGGATTAAAACCTGCTAGAGATATTAAGATGGGTGACAAGTTGCTAACAGTAGACGCTAAAGCAATCTCTGAAGAGTCTAACTTTGCACCACTTCAAATAAATGTCAATGATTTGCAAATAGGAAATCTTGTACACACTGAAGTGACAAATATAATAGCCTCAGATAAAGTAGATAGAGTTTACTTTAACGATGACGTAACAGCTCAATTTACTGAAACTCACCCAATATTCGTAAAGCGAAATAATGAATATCGTGTAGTAGAAGCAGGCACAGTGCAAGAAGGAGATTCTTTAATAAAAATTAATCTAGAGTCTCTAAAAGAAACACTGTCTATGCCAGAGGTGATATCAGAAATAGAGGTTACAAAGGTAAATAAAGTAACTTTAGATTCACCAAAAGATGTATACACATTTAGTTGTGATTCATATAACTGGTATTTTGCTGGTAATATATTAACTCACAATAAATAGTAAAATAATTATTAGGGCCCAAAAGGCCCTAATAATCTTGACAATATATATATAATTATATATAATATATTTCTAGCAGAAAGAATAAAATGTCAGATATTTATGATATAGACAGCAATCCTTGGTTTACAAAAGATAGGTCGGAATCAACTTCTTTTAGAGTAGAAAGATCTTTTGGAAATATTAAAGTTTTAAATCCAGGAATTGGATTAAATATTTATCAATCAGCTATTACAAGCGATGTTTGTGAAACATCAATTAAAACATTAGAAGATAAATTAACTAACGGATCACTTTATAAATGGTCAGAGGCACAAGTTACAACTTCCGACAAGCCAGTAAAATCTGCAAGAGACTGTGTTGATTTTAAATTCAAGCCAGAAAACCTTGGACAAAGAAATGAAAACAATGCAGAACTTTTAGATATGCATAAATCAATATATGATGTATTAAAAAAATGTATAGATGATTATTGTCAATACTGGGGAATTAATGTAATATATTATGAAGCATTTAACTTTGTAAAATACACAAGCCCAGGACAACACTTTAGAGTTCATGCAGATCATGGACCGCATTATAATTGTACAGTATCTGCTGTAATTTATTTAAACGATAACTACGAAGGCGGAGAAATAGCATTTCCAAGATTAGACAAATTAGTATACAAACCAAAACGTGGTGATGTAGTGATATTCCCATCAAACTATATATATGAACACTCTTCAGAACCAATGATTTCTGGGGATAAGTATTCAGTTGTAGTTATGATGGATATTAATCTATTAGGACATAAGGAGAACAAATGACAAATACTCAGACATGGTCTAGCGCAGAAGATTTAGGTTCTGGAATTTGGGTGTACAGAGATGTTTTAACAAAAGATTTAAATTTAATTGAAAGATTAGAAAAAGAACTAGATGGCAAGTCTCCAAATTACACCTGGCAACCAGCATATGTTGGATATCAAGAAAGAATGCCAGAGTATAGAGAATGCGTTGATTTTAAATTTAAAAAAACAGACATAGAGCAAGACAAATCAGAAGTTTCTTTATCTTTACAGCAAATATGGCAAGACTGCTACGACAAACAAGCACCAGCAGTTCAAGATTATTGTAAAAAACATAATATACATAAACTGCAATACTGGGAAGCTTTTAATTTTATTAAATATGTGCCTGGTCATCACTTTATGGAACATCATGATCATGGGTTCTCCTATAACTGTACAGTTTCATTGGTAGGGTATTTAAATGACGACTATGAAGGTGGAGAGTTATATTTTAGATTACAAAATTTAAATATTAAGCCAAAAACAGGAGATTTATACATATTCCCATCTACATATATGTATCCTCATCAAGCTAAAGTAGTTAAATCAGGAACTAAATATTCTTTGGTTACAATGTTAGATTATAGTGCTAAATTCCATACTCAGGAAATGTATCAAGATACTGGCAACTAGTGTCAATACTAAAAGCGTACAAGACTAATCCAGACTCATTTATTATAGAGCCTCTTTCTATAAAAAGAGATTGGATGGAAAACACACCTGATAAACATGCTTATCATTGTTTTCCTGTCACTATGGCAAATTCAATTGGCTGGACACTCTCTTGTCCAGTTGATTTAAAATTTATATGGAATGGAATAACAGATACAACACCAGATACTGTTAAAATATTGTCTGGAGAGCAATACGGATATACTGGTAGAGGACAAGGAACAGTTAGTCTTATGACTGGTTTAATATTTAAATCAAAACAAGACGTCAGTTTATTAACTATAAATTGTTTAAATTACTTTTATGAAGACTTTGAAGTAATGGCTTCATTAATTAGTACATCATTTTATCCAAACGAATTACCATTAGCAATAAAAGCAAAAACTGCAAATAAAGAAATTATAATAAAAGCTGGCACTCCAATAGCAACAATTATTCCAATTTCATTAACTAAATTAAAGGATGAGTTTATAGAAATAGAAAATTTTATACACAATCCAGAATATGCTCAAAAACAAAAAAGTTATGGAGATGCTGCTCAAGAAATAAACAAATCTGGGCAGTGGACAGACTGGTATAGAGATGCTGTAGATGAAAATAAAAATTCAGTTGGATCACACGAAGTTAAATCATTAAAACTAAAAGTAATAGATAATACCTTGGATAAAAATAATGAATAATAAAATTAAATTTGTTTCTAATAGACCATGGCTAAACAAAGATAGTATATCAAAACCCTCCCCATCAATTAAAGAAATACCAGAATGGTTTAGGAAAGCAGATAGATTTGCAATAAATCCATTAACAAAAGATTACTGGAAAGGTCCAGACGGAGGCAAAATACCAACCTGGAAAGCGTGTCCAGCAATATTTGATATTCTTGGAACAGGATATGTTTTAAAAACTCCATGCGATGTTAAATTTTATTTAAAAAATAATAAAATGTCAGTAGAAATTAAAGAAGAAAAATATAAAGACTTTTGTTCTGAAAGACAACCAATGCCGCAATTTGTTCATCCGCAGGGATATTATAAAGAACATTTTGCATGGTATCCAGACTGGGCAATAGAACTTCCAGAAGGATATAGTGCATTATATACAACCCCATTTAATAGATTTGACTTGCCATTTCTTATGTCTGCAGGAATTGTAGATAATGATAAAATAAATTTACCAGGTACAATGCCCTTTTTTATTATAAAAGGATTTGAAGGCGTGATTCCAGCAGGAACACCTTATGCACAAATAATTCCATTTAAAAGAGAAGATTGGCACTCAGAAGTTTTTATAGAAAATCCAAATAGTCTATATAAAAAAAATCAAAATAACAGCGATAAATATAGAGTAAAAGATGGTGGAGTTTATAAAAATGAAGTTTGGTCTAAAAGAAACTATGAATAGGATGGTATAATAAATATATGGATAGAGAATTAGCTAATGATACAAAAAATTATAACAATAGGATTTCTATAACACCATCTGGATTTTTTGGATCTTCTCCAGATATGATTCAAGCAAGAGAAAATTTTATGACACCAGAAGAGTTAGAATTCCTATCTAATTGTGCAAGAAATATATCAGAGTGGGACGTCACACAAACACACTATAATGAAAATGGAACAATTATTTATGATTCATCTTATTGGGATAATAGGGTAGCGTCTAGACCTATTTTAGATAAAGCGGACCCAGAAATTTCAAATGTTATTGGAAGAATGGTTGATAGATTAAAAATTGAAGTAGATAACTTTTTTAAAGTCGATGCGTTTCCCACCAGCCCAGCAATAGTAAGGTGGATGCCAGGATATAAACAACTCCCTCATGCTGATAAAGAACTTCATGAGGGATTAGACGCAGGAAAACCAAATGATTTTCCGTACTATGACTTATCTGGATTATTTTATTTAAATGATGATTATGAGGGAGGGGAACTATATTTTCCACAGCATAACATACAATTTAAACCAAAACCAGGAGCAGCATATTTTTTTCCTGGAGATATGAATTATATTCATGGTGTTACTGAAATTACAAGTGGCATTAGATATGTAATCCCATTTTTTTGGACAATATTAAAGCACACTGGAGAAAAACAACTATGAGCAAAGAGATAGAGTTTATCTCTATATATCCTAAAATAAATGTTTATAAAAATGTTTTTAATGATGTTGATAGTTTTTTAGAAAAATCAAAAAAATTAACTAGTTGGGATTCATGGTATACATTTGGGGAAATGACTGCATTAGCAGAAAAAGTTTTAGAATTTGATAATTTTCCAACAAGAAATGAATTTATAAATTCAAGAGATTGGGAAATTAATGAAAATGAGTTTGAAAAACAAATTAAAAAAACATTATCTATAGAGGTGGGAGAAATTTTTTATGATGTAACCAGTCATTTTCTAAAAATGTACCCAGAAACCTCTTTACCAAATTACTATAAACAATCAGCTTCAATTAATAAATATATTAAAAATGGTGAAGGCGTATCTAAAAATTATTTTATGAATTACCATACAGATTTCGTACAAGCAGAAAAAGAGGTCCCAGGTAATAAATTTGGCATAACTACTACTTTTTACCTTAACGATGACTATGAAGATGGCGAAATTTGTTTTAAGATTAATGATGAGTTTATTTCTTATAAACCAAAAAAGGGAGACGTAATTGTTTTCCCTTCAAGACCACCGTACTACCACGGAGTTAAAAAAGCTTTTGGAAACGATAGATATATGATAAGATCTTTTTGGCAATATAAATATGAAGGTTCAAAAGAATGGCTAGATAATCAAAAAAAATATGGAAAAGACTTATGGGCACAGATGGAAAAAGAAAGAATAAAAGAAGAAGCTTTTGATAATCAAATAGATTCAGAATCTGTAAATAGATTTATGGGAAAAGATAATGGTAAATATTTATGAAACAATGTACTTGTGGAAGGTCTAATGCGTATCCATATTGCGATGGTACACATAAATTAAAAAAAATACAAAAAGAAGAAAATTTAGAGATTAAAGCAAAAGAGGAAAAAGAATGAAAAATGGAATTATAGAACATATAGATAAATCTAATTTTATTTATTTGCAAAACGAAGAAGTTCCTGTTGATAAAATGGGAGTCCTTGGTGTTAAAGTAAATACAATAGTAGAAATTCCTAATTTTATAGATCCTCAAATTGTTCCAAAAATGATAAACTTTTTTGAAAATTGTGATGTTGACTGGGGAGATATTGCATTTTATGGATCATCTGGAAAAGGAATTAAAACAGATGCAGAAACAATGAAAAAATTTGATCTCCCAGAAGGATTTTTTGATAAATTAAAAGATAAATATCAAGAAGCAGTTCAAACAGTATTTGAAAGAGAAGTTAGGGCAAATACATCTCATGCACAAAAATGGGACATTGGAGGATTTGCAAGCCCGCACTCAGATAATTCAGATAATGATGGAAAACCAAATGCTTTTGAAATAAATAAATATGTAGGAATATTGTATCTTAATGACGACTATGAGGGCGGAGAACTATACTTTTGTGATAAAGATAATAATATGGAAACGTATTTATCGTTTAAACCAAATGTTTATTCTTATTATGTTTTTCCTGGTGGTTATGAAAATATTCACGGAGTATCAGAAATAACTAAAGGTACAAGATACACCATGGTTTCATTCTGGGACTACGCAGATTCAGTTTATGATCAAGAAACATTAGATCGATGGGAAGAAGAAGAAAAAGAAGTAAGAAGGCAACAAGCAATTCAAAAAGAAGAATGGCTAAAAGGAAACAAATATGCTTAATGTAGAAAGATTTGATAAAATATCTTACTACAAAAATGTTATAAAAAATCCAGAATCTTTAATTGATTTAATAGAGGCATCAGATAAAAATTTAAATAATAATACAAGTATTCCTGTATGGCAAGAATGGATTGCAAGCGGGGACGAAGAGTATGTTTTTGGATATCAAAAAAGATTTAGTAGCTCTGTCGAATACGATACAGACCAGGATATACAAAAAATAAACTATATTCTTAAAAAAGCAATAGTCGACTCGTCAGAAGATTATTCAAAATATTATTCAATAAATATAGGTAGCCTAATGCCATTGTCTATAAGTAAATATTCTACTGGAAAATCTATGGGGCCACATGTTGATGATTATAATAACGGAGATGACCCTAATATATCAGTAGTGCTATATCTTAATGATAATTATGAAGGTGGAGAAATTAATTTTCCAAATCAAGATATAACTATAAAGCCAGAAGCAGGAAGCATTGTAATATTTCCATCTG